TCAAGGGAACGGCGGCGGAGGCCCGTCGCGCCAGATTCGCGCCCAGCGCATCAGCGCCTCGCAGATCGACATACCTATGAGCCCGAGGACGAACCCGACCATCCCCTCCATGGAGGCGACGGGGATGTCCGGAACACCGAGGTACCGAGCGGTCACAGCCGCCGCGGCCGGCGTGCCGTAGCCCGCCACGATGGTGCCGACGACGGCCGTCGTAATGTGGCGCATGATCGACCCTCCTGGATTGGTCAGGGAGCGAGCAAGGCCGCCGGCAGCGCCGGCGACGAGGTGGGCCAGCTTAATACCGAGGATAGTCGGCTCGGGCGGAAGATCGGCCACGCCTTACCCCTTCGCGAACTGAGCGCGCACCGCCTCGTACCAGTCGCGGCACGCGGCGAGATGGCCATTGGCCTGAAGGAAGGCGGCCCCGATCCTGGCGAGGGCCACCCTTGCGTCAGTTCCGCGCGGGATCACCGGCGAATCGACGGGCTTGCAGGCGGCCGGCAGCGGCGGCAGGGACCGCTTAAGGCCGGCCACCCCATCCTGGCAGCCGGTCAAGGACATCATCAGCAGAGCAGCCGGGACGGCCGGCAAGAGATTCCAGCGCATCGGTCGCCTCCTTGAGCTTGCGTGCCTGTTGATCGAGCTGGGATTGAAGGGCGGAGGCGTGGGCGGCAGATGCGCCTGCGGCCGCGGCGTCCGCCTGATCGACGGCGACCTGGCCGCCCTCGCGAAGCCAAGCCTCCCGGGCGTCGCCGCCATAGTCCATCGCCACCCAGCCGGCGGCGGCGATGGCATAGACGAGGGCGATCTTCTCGCCGAGATAGCGCCGGGCCGCGACATAGGCGGCCACGGCGCAGATGGCATAGAGCCACCAGGGGATGATGGAGAGAAGCCACTGCATCAGGCCGCCGCCTCAGCCGGTGCGGCCGCGTTGTCATTCGCCACGGCGGGAGGAGGCCCGATATCGAGCTCGGCCACCATCTGCTTCGCCTTCCGGCTGGCCCACCAGGCCCAAGCACCACCCGCGAGCGTAAGCAGCACACCGAGCGCCAGAAGACCGAACAGGATAGAGTCGAAGGTCGCAGATCGCCCCTGCAAAGGCGCGGCCTGGGTGGTCACAGCAGTGGTACCGGACGCTGCGGTGCCGATGGTGCTCGCGACAACGCCACCCGTAGGGCTCGGCAGCGGCTTGGCGTCGCTCGGCAGTGCCTTTGGCGAGGTGGGAGAGCCGCCAGCAGCAGCAGGAGCTTTGTCTGGCGCCTTGACCCAACCGGCCGGCGTCGGGGCGGGAACCGAGCCGCGCGCTACCGCCTGGGCCAACTTCTTTACGTCGGCCACGCGGCGGCCCCAGCCCTTGCCGTAGAGCCTCCACGTCTTGAGGTTTTGAAGCATGGCCAGCCGGCGTTCGGAGAGGGCCGCGATCACTGCGTCCACGTCATCGATCTCGTTGGCCGCCTGAACCGTGCCGTCGCCGATGCGGGCGTCCACCGCGATCGTCCCCTGCCCTGTTTTGGCGCGAACGTCGTTGAGCGCGCGCTGGAGCCACTTCGCCGCCTGCGCGTCCCCGCTGTTCACGCAAGCGTCGAACACGCAATAATCGAGCCCCGCGGGGAGGTCCGCCGCGCGGCACACGTCCCAGTAATAGACCTTGTAGATCTCTTCCCGCTCTGCGGGCGTGATGTCCCACACGTCCCGAACGGGCAGGCCCTTGGCCTTACGGTACTGGTTGTAGCGCCGCTGGATCACGCCATAGGCGGTGCGACCGCCGGGATCGTTCGGGTCATCATCCTTGCCGCCCTCATGCACGAGGACGCACGCCAGCGACGGCGCGAAGTTCTGCGCGACCATGAATCACCTATCGGTTGCTGGAAATGAAAAGGCCGCCTGGAGGCGGCCGTGGTAGAAGGAAGGCGTTCGCCCCAAGCCCTGACACTGGGGCGGACGGGAGCCGGGCGGTCTGCCCCCATAGGTCGCCCGGCTCACCGCCCAGGCACAAAAAAGCCGCCTCAAGGGCGGCCATGGCGGTTAGGAAGTTCGGCGAGCGATCAGAACAGCGCCTTGTCGTAAGCGGCCGCCCGCCGGCTGTTGCCGGTCGCATTGGGGTGCACGGTGTCTGCCATGAAGCCCGCCGCCACCGCCGCCGCATAGGCGCCGAGGGCGTCCCGGTCATCCAGATAGCCGCACCCGCGGGCGAGAGCCACGCCCTTCAAGACGCGGTCATACCTTGCAAGGAAAGTGCTTCCAGCGTCGGAGCTATCGTTCGGCCGCACCAGCATGACGTCGGTGCCCCCGCTCTGCCAGCGGCCCACGAGCTTGTCGATTAGGTGGCCATAGCCGCCGTCATCGAGCGTCACCCGGTCGTTCATCCCGCCGTTGAGCAGGTAGACGTCAGGCCGCAGCATCTCCAGCCACTTGCGGCCCCAGGCATCATCGAGGCTGGCGTGCTGCGCGACATAAGTCCCGGAGATGCCGCAGTTGGAGAGCGTCGCTCCGCCTCCATCCCTCAGGAAGTCGGCGCCGAACAGCACGACATTCCCCGCGATCGAGAAGACGGCGATCCCGGTCGAGGGCGTACCATCCTGATAGATGTCCACGGCGCAGAGCTCTCCGGTGGGATAGCGCGTGCCATCCACGGTGGCGCCAGTCGCGCCGTCGCCGGCCGAGACGACACCAAAGGAGCCGCCAGCCCCGAGCTCGAAATAGACGCGGCATCGGTCCCAGGCGGCGGCGGGGTCCAAGCCTGCATATCCGCCGGCGACGCCGACATAGGAAGTTCCCAGTCCGCACAGGGAATGGGATCGCGACCCACTGTCCCAGGCGGGGTTCCCGACAAGGAAGGGGGTCACGGTGCCGCTGGTGGCCCCATTGTAGAACCCCGGCTGGAGGGCATCGAACCACACGAGGCCCGGCCCGCCATCGCCGAGCCGCCGCTTGAGCCGGCTCGTGAGGGACGGGATATAGGACGACACAGGATTCCCGCCGCCGGCCGTGAGGCTATCGATGCCGGCCAGCACGCGCACATGGCGCTGGGGAGCGACCTTCGCGCGTCCGAGGGGATTGAGCCGGCGAAGGGAGCGCAGCGCGCTGCCGGCGAGCTGCTGCGCCGTGGTGTCCATGCTCATCAGGAGATCCGATAGCTGACGGGGCCGGAGGTGAAGTCGGAGCACTCGAGGTAATAGTCCACGCCCGGCTCGCCCTCCTCCGCCCGCTCGGAGGCCGGTGCCGTCCAGACGTAGATCGTTTCTCCACCGGCGGTCAGCTCGTGCTTCGTCACGCCGCCGTCGAAGGAGCGCTTGAGGGTCAGCGTCGCCACGAAGTCCCCGGCGATCGTGACGTTGAAGACCTGGCCGGCATTCGGCTGGAAGGGGCCGCTCAATCCGTCGGCATTGAACGTGCCCTCGACGGGGGCCGGGCGCCCGTCGTCGGCGGCCCCCGGCAGGCCAACGATGGCGACCTTCTGGATTTCGTATCGAACTGGGGAGGTCATGTTGCACCTCAGGAGGTGGGCGGGGTGATGCGGATGTAGATGAGGGCGACGCGCACCACGCCGCCGGTGAAGTTGCCGCCGTTGGCCGTGAACCGCACCGCGCGAGCGACATTGAAGACACCGGTTCCGACCGAGCCGATGTTCGTCGAGCCGGCTCCCGTCGGCAGGGTGGCGGCGAAGGTGTCGCCATCGTCGGAAGTCCCGACGTCGAAGGACGCGGCACCGGTGATCGCCGCTGTCACGCGCGTCGAGACGGCGAGGATGATCGCCCCGACCGGGATGGTGATGGTGGAGTCGGTGGTCGCGCCGGCCAGGGCCACGGCCTCCTCCTGCACCAGGATGTCCGCCCGCGCGCCTGCCGCCGCGAGAGCGAGAGCGTCCGAGCCCGCGGCCCGGCGCTTGGCCATGTCATCGACAAAGGTAGGGACGGGAGACCGCGCTGGGCCAGGCGCTGCGGGATCGTGGAGCGCGATCTGGTCCGTGGCGAAGTTGATGTTCGTCTTCGCCGTCACCTCGGACAGGTCGAGGGCGAGACCGATATCGTCAGCCAGCACCCCGCCGCCGGAGAGGCCGGTCCTAGCGGTGATCTCCCTGGAGGAGGGAACGCTTCCGGCCGCCGCGATCAGTCCGGCGAGCGCCTTCTTCTGCTTCCCAGAGTCGCTGGCGTCCACCACCGCCACATAGTCGGAGACCGGGTCCACTTCCCCGAGCGCATCAAGGCCGGCAATATCGAGCCTGAGGGTGCGGTTCTGGGTCAGGTCGCCGCCGCCGGAAAGCCCCTCCCCCGCCTCCACCTTCCGCGCCGGGGGCACCGCCGCGCCCGCCGTGGAGGCCTGGGCGAAAGTAATCGAGCCGGTGCCCACCGGCACGGGGTTGAGGGAGGAGACCCACCACTCCGTGTTGGCCGAAGCGAAGCCGTCAGTAACGAACACCCGCGTGCCCCGCGTCACCTCCTTGTTGCTATCGAAGTCACCCGCCCGCTCCCAATTTCCCGCCCGGGCAATCCAAATGCCGTTCTCGTGCTTCGCGGTCTGGTCCTTCACCAGCACCCGGTCCCCATCGATCAGCGTGATGGCGTCGAGCACAGCGAGCCCTTTGAGCGCGATGTTCACGCCGGGGGTGGCCACGCGGCACGGCCCCTTGATCGCCGCGGCCGTGATGAAGCCGGCGGCAAGGTCGGTCATTCCCATGGTGGTGATCCCCTACTGCGCGCCAGCCTTGAGGGTGCGCTTGCGCGGCTTCAGGCCGAGCGACTTCGTGAGGCCGTCTTCCAGATTGTCGATGGCGCCGCGCAGGAGCCAGAAGTTCTGGCCCGGCAGGAAGGAGCGCCGCAGCTTGTTGACGTCGTAGCCGCTGCCCGTGCCCTTGCTGAAATTCTGCACAGCGGTGAAGGCGTCCTCAGCCTTGCCGGCGATGGGGCCGCCAAGCGTGCCCACGAGGCCATAATTCTGGTGCTTGGAGGTCATCTCGCCGGTGAGACGCGAGAGTCCAACATGCCCACCGGTCGCCTTCTCCGCCACCGTGTTCACCTGATCGAGCCAGCCGAGGAGGCCGGACGTGCTCAGACCCTCCACCACCAACTTCACCGGATCGGTCGGAACCTCGCGCCCCTGGACGGCCTGACGCGCCGCAAAGCTCATCGCCCCGAGCCCGACCATGGCGGCGAACCCCATGATGGCGCGGGCGTCACGCTGCTGGATGCCGGCCAGCGTCACCGTCTGTGCCGTGGCGGTCATGAAGCTCTGGAATTGAAAGACTAGCCGGCCCGCCTCGTTGCCCTGCGACCAGAAGGGCCGTTCCATGCCGGGCCGGACTATGGAGCGCTCCACCCCACGGCCGACAGCAATGCTCATGGCCTCGGCGGCGCCGAGATCCTGCCAATTGCGGGTATTGGTCAGCCATAGCCCTTGAAAACGCTCGCCTCCGCCGTCGGCGCCGAACTGCTTCCAGATGCGCTCGGCCATGGGTTCGGAGATACCGAGGTCGGCCAGCATCTCCCGCTGGCGCCCCGACAGCCGGCCCTCGGCCGCCGCCTGGGCCGCCTTGAGCGTTTTCGTCATGGTGACGTAGCCGACGACACGCTCTCCCATGTCGGTCCACTGCGGCAGCATGGTGAGCGCCATGAACTTGTTGACGCTGGCGCCCACCGCGCGCTCCAGCGGCGAGCCCCGGCCGTAATCGTCCAGCACGTCACTGAAGGCGGCCATGCGGGCGTTGAGCTCGAGGTCGAGGCCCACGCCCATCAGCCGCAGCTCCTCCTTGGCCCGGCCGCCCACCTCGCGACCGATGGAGGAGACGAAGGGCATCCAGCCGTTGCCCAGCAGCTCAATCATGCCATGGCGGACCAGCGGGGTGGCGAGGTCCGACATGGAAGAGATGAGGACCGAGCCCAGCGAGGTGAGGATATTGAAGCCCCGAGCGACGCGGGCGGCCTGATGGCCGATACCCTGCGGATTGTCGGGCATGCCGAAGAACCCACGCTGCCGCTCCAGCAGCTTCATGAGCGTCTCGATATCGTCGTCCGCCCGCTTGCGTATGCGCTCGTTCGCCGCCTCCACCTCCTTCGCCGTGGGCTCCCGGCCGTTCTTGGCCCGATAGTCCGCCGCGAACTGGTCCATTTGCCGCCGGGCCTCCTCGGCGATCTCCTTGAACACCATGGCGCCGTCGGAGCTGATCTGCTTCGCGCCGCCCATGTCCATGACCGAGCCGAAGCGTTGGACCACGGCCATGTCCATTTCCATCTGCTCAATCATCACCCGGGCAACGTGCTCGATGTCCGTCTCCAGCCACTTCGCCTTGGTCTCGAACGGCATGGCGAAGGTGCGCCCCTGGAAGGTCCGGCCCAGTTCCTCCTTGCCCGAGCGAATGGCCCCGCCGGTTGGGGCCTGATCGTCATAGGGGAAGCGCCCCGCAGGCGTGCCCACCACCCGCTGCCAGGTTTCCTCGGCGCGGGCGCGCAGTTCGTCCGGGGTCAGGTCGGTCCGCGCCTTCAGAATGGCCTCCACGGCATCGTCCACGGCGCTGTCGGCCGTCCTAAGCCGCGGCGCATCGGTCGGCATCCCCTCGCCCGCCGCCTCCCTCTTCTCCAGCGCCCGCTTGGCGCCCTTGGAGCTGTTGCCGTTCCAGGCCCCAACCACCTCTTCCATCTTGCCCCGCAAGGCGGAGGCCTCCGCCTCATGGTTCGCCATGGCGGCTTCGAGCATCTGACGCCGCACGGACAGATCGATGGCGCGATCCGAGAGCGTCTCCAGCCGGTCAGTGTTGGCGGTGAGCGCGCGCAGCGCCTCCTCCGCCTTCGTCTCGGCGCGGCCCATCCGGCGGCGCACGCCGGCGAGCGCCACCATCGCGTCGCGCACCGCAGCCCGAGCCGAGGCGCGATCACCCAGTGCCCCTTCCAGCGCCTGCCGCGCCTCCTCCGCCAGCGCGCCGCCGGTCATGCCTTCCGAGCGCAGCCCCTCCTCGCCGGCAACCCGGCGTTCCAAGTCCTCCAGTGTCTGCGGCCGGCCCTCCTCGCCGCGCAGGAAGGTGGCGACGTCATCGAGGGTGCGCAGCGTTACGCCGCGCTCCGCCGCCATCTGCTGGATCTCCTGGGCGACCCGCGACTGCCCCGCGTGCTCGGCATCCAGGTGGCGCGCCGTCCACCAGCCGGGCTCCTCGCCGCGCGCCGCCTGGACGATCCAGTCCTCCACCTCGTTCGCCCCCGGCCGCCCGGGCAGCAGCCCGCCGGCCTCTTCGGCAATGCGTTCGCCAAGCTGATCGAAGCTGCGCCCCTTCGCCGAGACGACGCCACGCAGGGTAATATCGCTCCCCTTCAGGGTACCGTTCGGATCGCTGATCCCGCCCTGCCGCGCAATCCAGCGCAAGAAGGAGGGTGGCTCATATGACCGCTTGCGGCCGATCACGATCTCCGCGGCGAGTCGGACTCCGGAGAGCACCGCATCCCGCTCGAACCGCGCCGCGCGCGCAATGTCCGCCTGGGTCCGGGGCTTGGCGAGACGGGTCATCTCCCGCGCCTGGGCCCGAAGGTCATCGATCTCCGCCCGTGCCTCTGGGCTGTTGAGGTCAGCTTTCACCGCCCCCACGAACTCATCCAGCGAGGAGGCCTGTTCCGCCGCGCCAGTGGCCTGTCCCTCAAGCTGGTCCGTCCGACGGCCGGCCCGCCGGGCCTCCATGCCCCGCTCGCTGGTGCGCGCCGCCAGCTCCTGCTCCTGCCGGTCCACCGTGTCCATCCGGCTCTGGAGCTTGCGCGCCCGCACCTCCATCTCGTCCCGCTGCTGGGCGAGCTCCTGCATGCGGGACTGGAGACGGGACTTCACCTGCTGGTCCGCCGCATAGAAGGCCTGGGTGTCGGCGACGAACTCCTGCTTCCGCTTCCCCACGAGGCGGGTGTTGAACATATGCGTGGCATAGGACACCGTGCCCGCCGGACTGGGCTTCTCGTTCCAGATGCCGATCTCCACCGCCTTGTCGGCCAGGGCATCGGCGATCTTCCGAAACTCGCCGGCCGCCTTCGCCACCTCGGGGATGGCGTGCTTGTCGCCCATGTTGGCGGCATGGAACACCTCCGACTTGAAGTCGGCGAAGTCGAGATGCTGCGGGTCCGGGAACATCTGCCGCACGTTGTCCCCGAGCCTCTTGTGCCGGCCGAAGCGGTACTGGCTGTAAAGGTCCTCCAGCGTGCGGGTGTAGGCGGCATACTTCGCGCGGGCGAGGCGCTTCACATCGTCAAGGTTGCCGCGCAACCCGATGGCTTCGTCCGCCGCCGTCGGCATGCCCTCGGCGTTCTTCGCATAGCTCAGGCGCCCGTCGCCGATCCATTCCGCGGCGCGCCGGGTGGCCGCGATGGGCGAGGTCTGCACGAAGGCGATGGGCGAGCCGTAGATGGGCGTCTTCCCTGCCATCTCCGCGGCGCCAAGGGAGGACTTCAGCCGGTTGCCCTCCTCCCATCGATATGCGGCGCCGCCGGAGGCCCCGAGCCCGCCGGCGCTGTCCGGGCGCTCTTCAGCGGCCAGCATCCGGTCCATGACGCCGCGAATCTCATCCCGGATCGGCTCGCCGAGGTCGCTCAGGCTCTTGTAGATGGCGGTGAGCCATGCCTTGAACTGGTCGAAGGCCCGCTGGAGCGCCGAGGACGGGGCCTTGCCGTCCCGCAGGTATTGCTCGAAACCCTGCGCCCACGTCTCATGCTCCGCCCGACCAATCTTGGAGGCGTCGTCCACGCCCAGCCAGGCGAGCACCTGATCGAGGTCCTCCTTCACAGCGGGGCTCACCTCGGCGTCCCGGATCAGCTCCGAGAGCCAGAGGTGCGAGGATTCGTGCATGAAGGTGGACTGGTCGCGACCTCGGAACAGCTCGATGAGAGCGCGGTTGCTCTCCATCGTGATGGCGCCGCGCGGCGCGCCCTCGCCGGGCTGGAAGACCGAGAAGGCGTGGCGAGGCAGATTCTTGAAGGCGTCTACCACCTCGGCTACACTACGAGACGTTGCGCTGGCAGGCCGCGCTGACGGGTCGCTTTGCTGGGCTTTGCCCACAGACGCCGAAATAGCCTGCCGCCCTTCCTCCTTCGGACCCGGTGCAAGGTCGAACCCCTCCATGTGATAGAAGCGGCTTCCATCCTTGGGAAATTTCTTGATCACCAGCCGGGCCGTGAAATCCCGTCCGTCGAGGACGATATGGGCTACGCCATAGCTGTAGTCCGGAAGGCTTCCGTTGTAGATCACCGAGCTCTGGATGATATCCGGCAGGTTCTGGATGAGCCGGCGTTTGATATCGTTGGTGAAGCCGGACAAAACCTTCTTCGTCACGTCGCGACTGATGCCGATGGCCTGTCCCGTGGTCGCCGTGTAGGTCCCCCGAACAGACATCAGATCTTGCAGCGCTTCATTTTGCGTGCGGGCCGGAAGATCGTTCAGATAGAGCGGTGGAACCGGCGTGTTCGGATCGATCTCGATAGGGAACTGTCGAGACCCCGTGTTCTTCTCCGACTGGAACATTCGTCCCCCCGCCTCAAAACCGATCTGGCGCTCGCGCGGGACGTCCTCGGTACCCCACGGCGGGGCGGAAAGCCGCTCCTCGCCGCTCATCGCGGATCGGGCCTCGGTGTTCCGCGCCTCTACCTCGCCTGCATTACGGCGATACACCTCCGCCGGCCTGTTTTCGTCGCGGATCGCGCGCAGTTCGTCGGGTGCTTTCCCTGCCCACTGGGCCAGTTCATCGGCGTCGAGGCGCTCGTGCTTCGCAACGAACGAGGCAGCGCTCTCCGGGCTTTCCCCCAGCAGAGCCACCCTGGCCTGGACTTTCTCCGCGGCGCCGGCCATCCGGCCAGAGGCGGCCTCGGCGGAGGCTCCAGCAACCCGGGAGTTCGATCCACGCGCGAAGCCTTCTTCCGCCTGGATGGCGTGCTGGATTTCATGGATCAGCGCGAGGCGGACCTGTTCAACCGGCGCCTCCGGATTGAGCCAGATGACACCGGCCTTCTCATCGAAAGCGCCATCCCCGCGCGAAGTCGTCGCCACGGGCAGGTCGAAGACCCGAGGATAGGCCTTCTCCAGATCCGGATTGTGGTACAGCTCCCTGAGACGAACGCCATGGCCGGCAGGGATGGCGCGCAGCTTGTCCGGCACGTCGGCCCCGATGCCCTTCAGATCGTCGGGAATCTCAAACCGCCACTTGCCGTCCGCTCCCCTGCCCCAGCCGGTAGCCATCCACACGGCGTCCTTGTCCCAGCCACGGCGTTCCATGTCCTCGGCATTCGCCAGCTTGGCGGGATCGGCAGTCCGGGCGCGGGGACCCGCGAACTGGCCCAGCTGTTCCTCGGCCAGCGCTTCCGGGGCCTGGCCCGCCTGCACCTCAACCCCCTCCTTCCGATAGAGGTCGAAAGCGCTCTCGCCGAGGCCGCGCCGTTCTGCGCGGGCGGAATAGCGCGCCTGCCAGATGGCTGCATTCGCTGCGGCTTCCTCCTCCGGTAGTCCGGCGTCCACAAGCTGGCGGAGCACATCGTCGAAGACCGGGCGCGGTCCCACCTCAATGTTCTGGGCCAGACGGTCAAACTCCGCCTTGGAGAGCTGGGAGGCGGACCGGCCGAGCACTTCGCCGAGCACCGATCCACCGATGCCGATCAGTCCGCCAAAGCCCGCGCCGATCGCCGTGCTGGTGAGGAGATCCTGCGGGGTCCGGGTGTGGAGGGTGTTCTGGGCGATCATCTCCGATGCAAGACCGCCGGCCGCGCCGGCCGCCGCGCCTTCGATCGCGCTGCGGGCGATGCCGAGACCGAGGCGCCCTGACCGATAGACCGCGCCGCCGGGCAGGAGGTTGGTGGGGTCGAACGGCGCGCCGAGCAGTCCCCACACGAAGGTCGAGACCGGGTTTTGGGAGCGGATTTCGTCGTTCTGCTGCTCTTCCAGGTGCCGCCGCTTCAGCAGGTCCAGCTCGGCACGGGAGCCGACGAACATGGCCTCCCGCATGAAGTTCCGGTTGCCGGCGAAGTCAGTCCCCTCGATGTCCGGCCACGGGTCATAGCTCTCGTCCCGCTTCAGCCCCATATGGTCGGCAAAGGAGCGAGCCGTGGACACCACAGGGTTTTCGTAGCCGACGGTGCCGGCCACCTGCCGCTGGTTCTCGATCCAGTCGGCGATGCCACCACCGATTCCGCGCGGCGGAACGGGCGGCCCCTCCTCCTCGCGCAGTGGCTCGGCCGGCTGGGTGAGAAAGGTGCCGCCCTGCGCGCGCGGCGTGAGCCGATAGCTCTTTGTCGGCGCCGCCGGCCCCTGCTCTTCGGGCGCAGGCGCAGCCGGGTTTGCCTCGCCAGCGGACACCGGCAAGGTGGTTTCATCGACCATGGATGATCACTCCGGGATCTTGGCGCTTCCGACGCCGCCCTTGGGGCCGAAACGGCGCTGCATGGCGGCGTTCGCCTCGGGGCCGGGTGCGACCTGTTCTTGCGGCATGAGGGCGAAGGGGTTCCCGCCGGGCCGGTAGAGGTCGCGGTTCGCATCCCCTACCGCCGTCTGGCGCCCCGCCGCAGCCACGGCGTCCTGCTGGGCCTTGTCCTGGCTGGCGCGGCGGCTGGCTTTGGGGTCGAAGTCGATCAGCAGGGGCTGGTTGGACTGGTCCCGAAGCTCCGACCACACGCCCGCATCGTTCTTCACCATGATGCCGTAGCGAGGCGCGGAGCCGGCCTTCACGTCAGCAGCGGTCTCTGGCACCGGCAGCAGCTCCCAGTCCGCGACCGCCCCCGCGTTGCCCTTAACCGCGTCCTCCACGGCGCCCTTGATCCAGTCATAGGAGCCGTCCACCGGCGGATAGAACCTCTCCGGCGGGTACTTCACCACCCGGTCCCGCAGGCCAAACACGCCCCAAGCCGAGGAGCCGCCGGCGCCGTGGACCCGCGTCTCGCCCCACATGCGCTGCATCTGCTGGATGGTGGTCTTCTTGGCCACGTCCGCATCGCCCTGGGCAAGGGCATAGTTCTCACGGTAGAGCTTGGCATAGTCGAACTGGAGCTGCGCGGACTGCGCCGGCGCCATTGGCGGGCCGCCGGCCCACCGGTCCCGATCCCAGGGGCCGAGGTCCTTCGAGGCCGGCCCCTCGTAACCCATATTGCCGTAGAAGATGGCGGGCAGGTCGGCGGCCGTGATCGGCGCGTCCTTCATCGCCTTGTCCGCCTCCTTCAGGAGCTTGTCCTTCTGCGCCGCGGCGGCCGGATCAGAATCTTTCTTGATGAGGTCGAAGGATTCCTGAGGGGAGCGGTACGGGGCCAGCTCGCCCCAGGTGGCCACGCTCTGGGTGACCTTCTCGCCGAAGGTCTTCGCGAACACGTCGGGGCTGCGCTGATACAGCGCTTGCATGGCCTGCATGCCGAAGGTGAAGGCGCCCACGTCGGTTGATCGGAACTTGGCCTGCAATGGCCCCACCACGTCGCGCGGGATCATGCCAGTGCGGTCCACCACGTTCACTGCCCGGTTGACCACCGAGGGGTCCTGCTTCCCTATTCCCTCGCCCAGCTTGTAGGCCTGCGAATAGGCCTCCACCGCCTTCTTGTCGTCCTTATCCAGGGGATCAAACGCATAGGCCTTGTTCTGGCCGTCGATCTTGTCGATGGCGTCGGCGAGCAGGTTCGTCTCGCCCTGGCGATCCTCGATCAGCTCCTCCAGCTTCTGGTATTCGCCCGCGTCGGTGACAAGGCCGTTGTCCCGCGCGAGCTGGAGGTCCGCCATCCCCACCTTGCCGTCGATCACGCCGAACTCGAACTGGTTGACCCAGGCCTCGTGCTGCTGATTCTGCACCGCCCGCGCCGCATTCTGCTGCTGGAGCTCCGCATGCTGCTGCTGGTTCTGCAGGGAAGTGGCATAGGCGCCCAAGGTGAGCGAGCCCTGAACGGGCACTGTGGCGGCACCACCTCCACCGCCGCCCGACAGGAACATTGCATGGGCATTGGACCACTGGGCATCGCTCATGGGAAAGTCGCGGCCAGCCTCGATCTTTGCCATGGCCTTCGCCAGCGGCACTGCGACCTCAGGCTGGCGCAACATGTCCTTGGTCAGCACAGTGTCGGGGCTGATTCCCATCGAGCGAGCCACAGAACTGGCATACTCGGCGGAGGAATTGCCCCCAGACCACTTGCGGATGGCCGCCCCCAGCGTCATCCCGGCATAGCTGCGGTCCAACAGGGCGAATTGTACCGCGGCCCCGGCCTCCGGAGTGGAGAACCTGGCAATCTTATTGCCCTGTCCATCGTTCAGGACCTCGTGCTCTCTCGACCCGAACTGAGAAGCCACCGGGCCCGGCCACTGCGCCCCCGGGTTATTGTTGCGGATGCTGGCCGGTGCCTTTGCATCTCCGGTGACAACGCGGCTTGGCTCCGCTGGCCCCGTGCTGGCAGTAGGCGCAGCAGCTTTGACCCCGACCCGCGCCGCTTCCCGCGCATCCTCCTGATCGGCGAAGGCCTTGGCTTCGTCGAAACGGCCCTGCGCGGTGAGCCCTCGAATGCGGGCCTGGGCAAACTGGCGCGTGCCCTTGTCCAGCACCGCCTCGCGGTCCTTTTCCGGCAGGCCCGACTTGGCGAGGAGTTGGGCGAAGCCGCCCACCACGTCGTTCCAACTGTCCGGGTTCTTCTCCAGCGCAACAGCCGTGGCGCCGCCGTACTTGTCGATCTCCGCCTTGTAGAAGCCGTTGCGCTGTTGCTCGACGAAGGAGCGGTCCCTCGTCTCATAGGTCCGGTTCACCTCGGCAATGTGCGGCTCGAAGCGGGCGCGGAGCTTCGGATCCGTCAGGCCGTTGAGAAACGAGGTGGTGTTGCGCTGGCGGATGCCGGCAGACGTCTGGTCCCAGCCGGTGCCGTCGGGCGCCGCGCTCTTCCTGGCCTCCGCCGTCTCCCGGTCGATGTTGCCCAACATCTCGTAATAGCCGGTCTGGGCCTTGAAGCCTGCGAGCTGATCCTGCTCCGCCTTCTGCTTATCCGCGACCGCCTGAAGATCGCCGCCCAGCCCAGAGATGGCCCGCCCCACTCCGGCGAGCGCCGCGCCCGGCGCGCCGGCATTGGAGATGTTGGCCTGCGTCACCGCAGGACGAACATCCCGGTCCACGCCGAAATCCCGGCGGGAGCTGAAATCCTCGATATCGGGGATCTTCACCATGGCATCACCCGTAGGCAGAGGACCAGGACTTGGCGGCGCCGCCGAGCCCACCGATGATCGTTCCCGCGGCGCCGAGCATCCCGGCCTGCTTTGCGTTCTTGGCCTGGATGTCTTCCGCCTGCGCCTGCGTCAGCCATTGGCGCTTCTTCTCCTGCCCTTCGTAGAGGGTGAACTGCTCCCGCAGCGAGCCCTCCTGCTGGGTCGCTCCAATCTGGTTCAGCGTGGAGGGATCGGCCGTAGTCCCACCCGAGAGCCCGGCCGCCGCCTTCTGCGAGGAGATGAAGCGGTTCGTCTTGATCCGCTCGCCCTCGGCCTTGCGCTGAGCCGCCGCCTGCTCTTGGCTCGCGTTGATGAGGTCCTGCTTCTTCTGGTACTCGGCCGCCGCCGCCTGGGCATTGCCGGCGGCGATGGTGCCGACGGCGGAGACCGCCGATCCGAGGAGGCCGATCAAGGGGGCGAACATCGTCAGGGCTCCCAGGCGAAGAGGCGCATGCCGAAGCGGGTGCCCACCTCCCGGAAGCCGAGGCGGCCGAGGAAGGCGGGAGCGGTCGGGATGATCGGCGAGGCGACGGCGAGCACCCGCTGGTGGCCGGCTTCGCGCGCCGCCTCCAGCACCCGGCGGCACTCCCGCCAGAAGGCAATCCGGTGGCGGCGCGCCTCGCGCGTGACCTTGCACCAGGCGATGACCTCGCCGCTCTCGCAGTAATCGAGGCCGCCGGCGGCGACGAAGCGCCCCTCCACGAAGCCGATCAGGCCCACGGTCCGCTCGCCGGCCGCGCGGCCGCAGTGCCGCGGCAGGTCCTCAGGAACCAAGGGGCGGATTTCAGGATTCATTGGTGGTGATCCCGAAAATGGTGCCGAGCACCGCCGCGGAATAGGGCGCGGCGCATTCGAGGCAGATGCGGGAATCGGTATCGAAGCCCCCGCCCCACATGCCCATGGGCGCGTCGTAGACCGTATAGACGGCATCCTCCGCCTGGATCTCATCGCCCTCGATGGTGGGCATCGGGTCCATGAGGTCGAAGTCCGGCCCGTAGCGCAGCGCCTTCCTGTGCGCATGGGCAAGGGCGAAGCCAAACGACTTCACCGCCTTCTTCTGCAACAGCGCGGTGCCGATCCGCCCGCCATAGGCGAGCTTCGGTGATTTGTACCGGGCGCGGTAGGGGAGTCCCACCTTCAGGTCCGCCGAGACCACCACCGCCGCGCCGTCCAGCACGAGGCGCCCGTTGCTGATGGTCCCATAGGGCTTGTATTCGCTGCCGTCGGCGAGCACCTCGTCTCCGCGTAGCGCCACCACCTGCTTGCCTTCGAGGTGGTGGAAGGCGTCCGCCGCGGACGGGCTGCGCACGAAGCAGTCGCCGCCGACGAGCCCGCCTTTGCCCTCCTTCTCCCGCGCCCACTTCTCCAGGTAGCGCCGGGTGCCGTCGGCCGTGGTGCGCCGGACGATGTAATAGACAGCATCCTCGCCCTTGGCCGGCAGCACCGCCACGTCCTCGATGACGCCGTCCGTCTCCACCGTGGACCAGCAGTCCACCTCCTCGAGGAAGTCGGTCATGAACATGGCGACCGTGCCGTCCGGGCGGATGGCGTGCACCCGCGTGTCCGGCTGGCGCTGTATGGCGATGGCGTCCACGCCTTCCAGGATTTCGTCGTTCAAGAGGTTCAGGTCGCGGGCCTGATAGTCCTGCACCTGCGGGCTGTAGCTGAACTCCATGAGCCGCGTCTCGGAGCGGTGCGCGTAGATCGCCCGCGCATCGAGCCGGCACGGCTGCACGTCCGGCGAGGTGCCATGTGTAGTCGCCGGCCGCGGCGTGAAGGCGGCGCCGGTGAGCGGCTCGTCGAAGGAGGACGAGCGGATGGACGAGATGCTGCCCTCGGTCCCCACCACCAGGCGGGACATGGGCAGGATGAAGCGGATGTTGTCCACGGTGCCGGTGGTGGAGACCGAGCGCGAGATCGCCGCGCTGTCCCCGCTGTCGCTCGCCTCGATGTCATGGGACACGTAATTGTCCGACACCGAGCCAAACATCTGATCGCCCTTGGCCCAGAACAGCCGGCTTTCCGTGATACCCACCGCCGTCGGCCAGCCCCGGTAATCCGACCATTCCCCCTCCTTCCAGAAGTCCGAGAAGGTGGAGTTGAAGAAGGGCTTGAGCACCTCGATCTCGCACTCGGTAGACGAGACCACCCGCGTGATCCGGCACCGCCCCTTGCCGCCGCCCCAGGGATATTGCTGGTTCACGGTGAGGGAGCCGGACCGGTAGGTGCCGTCCCGAAACCCGAACTTGTGGAAGTTGATCGCATTGTTGTCGGTGATGAAGTCGGTGGTCTTCTCGCTCTTGTTGATCGAGGCATTGTTCTTCGTGAAGGTGTTCTTCGACATGTTCGCGGCGTAGGGATCGCCCTTGATCTTGTAGCCGCCGTCCGGATCGTCCCGGGACACCATGTGGTAGGCGGAACCGTCGTAGAACCCCTGATAATTCGTCACGATCCAGCGCTCGGAGAAGAGCTGGTCGTTCTGGATGAAGCACGTCCCCGTCACCCGCATGGGATCCGTGTAGGCATTCGATGCCCCAAGGGTGAAGGTCTGGTTGTAGTTCTGGTTGAACACCTCGAAGAGGGCGTTGAGGTGCCCGGCTCGGAAGAAGGGGCGATCCGCGAAGATGCGGCCGTTGCCCTCGGTCACATCGACCCGGAGCTTCACCTGCTTCACCGTGACGTCAGCGGAGAACGGGCCGTCCTCCGGCCGGTAGATCACATGGGAGAAGGAGACGGGCGATCGGCGCTCCAGGATGCCCGGCGCCCGCTTCTCCCGCGCCATGAACATCTGGTCGCCCGACTGGTACCAGCGCAGCCGCTTCAGGTTGGCGAAGTCGCCCGAATAATAATCCGCGTTGTAGCCGCCGTCGGCATAGTAGGGCAGCACCAGCGGGCCGGCCGGCTCGAAGGCGATGGACTTGACGATGATCTCCCGCTGGAGCCGGCTCTCGAACTCGAACGTGTAGTCCCCAAGGTCAGGCGGCAGCACGATGGAGTGGTAGCCGGTGTCCAGCTCGGTATCGAAGACGGCGGGCCCGGACGGCGTGTTCACCCGGAAGATGACCGGCCCCCGGGTCACGTCGATGCGCACGCCCACCGCCGCGCGCCCGGCGCCGACGGGGATGGTCTGCCACACCCGCACGGACCCGCCGCGGGGGATCACGTTCAGGACGAGGCCGCGGCCATCGGCCACCGCCGTGGGATAGATCGGCGTGATGGTGCTGCCCGAGGAACCGCCGCCCGTCTGCGCCGCGCCGAGGCCGTTCAGCAGGTTGTTCAGCCAATCGGAGAGGTCCCCGATATCGAAGGAGGCGCCGTTATCCTCCTCCGGTGCCGGCGCATCCTCAGGGCTTCCCGACACCCAGGTGGACCATCCGGTGAGGCCGTTGAGCCAGTTGCCGTTGACGAAGCTGGCACCGGCGTCGCCCCGCTGGATGGGCTCCAGGCGCTCGATGAGGTCGCCCGGGTGCTCGCCCACCGTGACCCCGTCCCTCTGCCGCCAGAAGCGCATGCCCAGCCGGCAGAACTCCACCAGCGCCATGTCCTCCATGCTGAAGACGAAGGGCACCATCCGGGAGCGCGCGCCATGCTCGGCGATGGGTTCCAGAAACTCCAGCGGCGGCCGCATGAGCATGGGCCCATAGGTCTTGGGCACGAAGTTGCGCTGGAGCTCGGCGGCGAGGCGCATCTGGGCAAGATCGACGCGGGCGAGCGCGGTCTTCGCCACCTCGCCCCTGTTGAAGGTGACGACTTCGGGACGTAGCGTTGCCATCAGGACCTCGCGGAGCCGTAGGCGTTAGGCCAGCGGCCGCGCCGGCTGTTCACCCAGGAGGACGTCGGGAGCGGCTGGGAGCCGAGGTTGCCGGCATCGAGTGCCAGCGCCTCCACCAGGGCCTTGTCGCCCGCCTTCTCCAGCGTGACCGCCGCCTCCTTGCTGCCGATGGCCTTGGGGGCGATCTTGGCGGCGAGCATCAGGCTCATGGCGTGCGCGAAGTGGGCGGACCACTGCCCCACGTCCCCGCCGAACTGGTCATGGCAGGAGACATAGCGCACGTAGAGCGGGCTGATGTTGGCGTACCAGTGCCCGCCCTGGTCGAGGAAGGGCACTAGCCCCGAGCGCATCTGCTCACTGGCGGCGATCACGTGCGTGCGCTTCCAGTCGCAGGGCTTGGAGAAGGCGTGGTCATAGCCGAAAGCGGGGGTGAACCCCTCCTCCGGGTCGATCATCACGGCGCGCAAGGCGAAGGACCACGAGCCGGCCTCAAGGCACCGGTCCCGCACGTCGCACCAGTTCCGGTCGAGGAGGCGCTTCGCCTCCCCGCCCCCGGTGTCCTGCATGTCGGCGAGCGTGCGCTGGCCCAGCTCCGTCAAGGCGGAGTTGTAGATCGACAGGACGGAGGCCATGTCAGGCCACCACCGCCATGGCCTGCTCGGCGAGGAGGCGCTCCACCTCGGCCACCGCGTCCTCGCGCGTCGCCATCTCGCGGGCCACCACCTCGAGCGTCTCGGTGCGGATGACGCACCACTTGGCCGTCGGCCCCTGCCACTTGGCGAAGAAGGCCGGCCGCTGGGCGCGCTCCTCGGCGGAGGCCTCGCGTTGCTCCACCAGCCGCTCCATGGCGACGGGATCGGCATAGGCGCGCAGGACGCGCAGCTTCGGCCCGGCGACGTCCACCGCCAGGACGCGCAGCTCGACGTCGAGCGACTGGTCCAGTGCGAAGATGTTCACGAGGTCGCCGGGCTTCAGGAGCGCCCGGATGTGGGTCCACCAGGACGGGTTGGACAGATCGTCGATATGGACGCCGGCCGGCACCTTGATGGTGTAGGAGACGCAGGCGAAGGGCGTCTCCTTCAGATCGTTCACGAACGGCTTGTACATGCTGGGCTCCAAAGAAAAGCCCCGCCGAGAGGGCCCGGCGGGGCGTGTGTTTCAGCGATGGTCGGGCCGTCAGGTGATGGCGAGGCCCGCCGAGAGGGTGGCGCCGGCGCCCGACACCGCCGTGACGCGATGGATGGTGATGGCGTTGGTGTCGGTCTTCGAGACGAAGACGACGTCGCCCACCTTCATGCCCATCTTCAGCGCATCCGCGATGTAGCCGGCGCCGGCCACGGTCGCGGTCGCGTCCGTGCTGGCGTAGCGCCACATCTTGAAGTCGCCGCCGAGGGGCTCGAAGGAGACGGTGACAAGGCTGTCCCGATTGTAGGCCATGGGCTCACTCCGCCACGTATTCGGAGCCTTCGTGGGCCACCAGCACGAGAGCGCTGTTCTGCAGCAGCTTCGCGCCGTGGAACACGGAGGCCCGGAAGAAGTAGAAGTCGTCTTCCTCGTTGTAGCCGGCGGCCGTGCTCATCCCGGCCGTGTCGATGGCATGGCCGAGGGCGTTCTTGTGGTACATGAAGCAGGTCTCGTTGGCCGTGCCGACGCCCGGAAGGCGGTTGTGCACGATCCACTTCAGGCCCGCGTACATGTAGCGGTTGCCCTCCTGCGGGGAGGCCCCGCCGGCGGTGAGCGGAGTGGCGCCCCGATAGAGGGACGACGCGAACTCCGGCACCTGGAGCATGTAGGCTTCATAGGCCGGAGAGATGACGAAGTGGATGTTGCCATCCAGATCGATCTTGTTGTTCAGCAGGATGGTGCGCGCCCGCAGCGTGTTGCTGAGGCTCGCCTTCTTCGCGGCGCCCGTGTCCTGGGTGCCCTGCTGGAGTTCGGCGATGATGATGTCGTCGATCTCGCGGTTGATGACACCCACCGACTCCACCTGCTGGAGCTGGCGCATGTCCGCCTGGGCGGTGAAGAAGTTGAAGCGGGTCTGCTCCACCTTGTCGTGGGCCTCGACCAGCGGAGCGGTGATCTGCTGGACGTTGTTCTTGCGGGCCGGAATGCGACCGTTCATGCCGCGCGTGGTCGCCGAGGCGCCGCCGGAACCGCCCAGGGGGAACACCACCTGGTTGCCGGCGATCATGCCCTCGGTGATGCAGGTGTCGCGCAGCAGCGCGTTGCGCTGCTCGAACACCTTCACCCACTCGCGGCGGTAAACGGTCATGGGAGCCGTATCGGCCATGACTGTTCTCCAGATCTGACGATGTCGGGGGTCTGCCGCTCGATGCGGGGTGGCCGGCTGGCGCCGCTGCCGCTCTTGTGCGGGTGTTCCGTCTCAGGCGGCCGGCAATGCCGGGGTGGCCCCGATAAGGAACGAAAAGCGAACTCTATGTAACCAATATTGATGATTCAGGCAAGACTCATCACGAATGACCATCACGCAACCTTCTGGCCGCGCGCCTCCATGTAGGAGAGGAGGCGGGAATACTCCTCCTGGATGGCGGGCGAGCGGTACTTCGACCAGTCCTTGGTGCGCAGGTCCTCGATTTCCTTGATGCGCTCGGCGGCGCTGGCCGGGGTAACGGAGCCGTCGCCGGCATATTCGCGGATGGAGGGGTTCGCGTTGACGCCGACGTTCACCAGGAAGCGCAGGACGTCGGGGTTGTTGCCGAGCTTTTTCCCATCCGCGCCACGCGCGCCCATGATGGCGCCGAAGAGCTCTTCGTTGCCCTCAAACAGCGCCTGCACCGTCTGGATGTTACGGCCGAACTCGTGGCCCCAGTCCTTGCGCAGCAGCTCGGCGCCGTCGCTCTGGTCCTTGTCGTCCTGCACCAGGCGCGCCTCGGCGGCCTTCTGCTGAGCCGCGAGAAACCAGTTCACCTGCCCCTTCACGAGATTGGGCGGGATGTGGTTGGCGTGGGCGAAGGCCCGGTATTCCTCCAGAGTCGCCTTGGTCGCGTCGTCCGGGGTGAATCCCACCGGGAACTGGATGTCATAGCCGTCCGGCTTCTCCGGGATGCCGTTGGCCTTGCGATAATCGGCGAGCTGCTCCGGGGTGGGATTCTCCGGCAGCTTCTTGGCCGTCTTCAGCTCGCCGGACGCGAGCTTGTCCACCAGCTCCTTGTGCGCCTTCACGAAGGCCTTGCCGTCGGAATAGCGGTCGAGGACCTTGGAGGTGGCATCGTCGCCACCGGCCCAGTCCGAGCGCAGGGTGGCCCAGTCGGCGGCCGGCGCGCCCTTGCCGGCATCCTGCTGCCCCTGTGGCGCGCCGCCCTCACCGATGGTCTTCCCTGCGGGCTTGGCGCCATCCTGCTGCTGGGCCGCTGCCTGCTGCTGCGCGGCGGCCGCCTGCGCATCGTTGCCCTGCTGCTGCGCCGGGGCCTGCTGCTGATCGCTCATTTCGGTTCCTCTGTGGCGGGCCTCGTCTCCAGCACGAGGCGGGTGTTGAGCATTCGGACGACCTGCAAGCCGGTGAAGCGCCGACCCTCTGCGAAGGCGGTCCCGTGGGTGTCCGCGTCCCGGAAACTGAGGTCATAAGTCCGCGCCGCCCGATGGATGATCCAGTCGAGGGCGAGCTGCTGCTGCTCCGGACTGGCCATCCCGGCGGCCAGCGCCTGGACGGCGGCGTGCTCGGCGACGGAGAACGCGGCCGGAAGGTGCGGAGCATCGGCGCGCAGGGTGAAGGGCTTGGCCTTCGGCGCGACGACGCGCTCCCCGGCCGGATCAGGGGTCGGCTTCTTCATGCTGCGGCTCCGCCGAGGCCTTGAAGCAGGCTCGGAATGTTGATGCCGGCGGCGGCGGCGTCCTTCGCGGCACCGGCCACCGCACCGGCGGCCTCGCCGCCCCGCTGCACCTGCTGGAGCGCGCTGTCGGCCTGCTGCTGCTTCGCCTGCGCCTCACGCTCCTGCTGCACCTGATCCTCCGGCTTGATCCAGCCGGACGGCCAGCCGAGGCCGCGCAGGGATTCCCGGGTGGCCTTATTGAGATCGACGTTCTGCGGAACGGTCGGGTCGAACGCCGCGGCGCCCTGCATGAGCTGGAGGCCGGTGCCGAGCTGCTGGGCCTTCACCTCTTCCGCCGCCTGCCGCAGGGGGGACTTGTAGGTGAAGGCCAGCTCTCGCCCGCGCAGGACCGCGGGGATTTCCTCGCGCGGCCCGAAGAGATCAGTCTGGAAGCCGATGGCGATGGACTTCTCCAGCACCCGCCCGTTGTACTCGGTCTCCAGCGGGCCGAAGAGCGGCGTCGCAGCGCGCGCGAACTCCTCCATCCGCTTCTGCACCTCATACGCCGTCATGTCCTTGAACTCGGGCAGCGTCAGCTTGTTGAGGTAGAAGAGGTCCTTCATCATCGCCATGTGGCGGTCGTAGAACTCCTTGGCCGGCTCGAACGCCTGAGTCTCGAACAGCGCCTCCACCACCTTGCCGGTCCGGTCGTCATAGTCCGGGTCCACATAGGTGACGCCGCCGGCATAGACGTTGACCCCGCCCCTCAGCTTCTCCCCGCGGGCGATCAGCGGCGGGTCCACGCCCTTCTCCGCCGACTCCAGCATGGAGAGCGTCATGCGCTGGAGAAGCCGGGCATCGGGCAGGCCGATGATGGTCGGCGGCGCGAATGCATAGGGGGACAGGGTTGAGAGCCGCCACCGCACGATCACATAGGGATTGATGCGCAGCGGGGTCTCCCGCATGACGTGCTCGTGGGCCTTGTCCACCACGATCTGCATGAAGGGGAAGGCCTCGCGCCGCCTCGCCTTCGCGTTCTCGCTCTCCCCGGTGTAGGCGTAGTCCCACACCTCCACGGGCACCACGACGGAGAAGCACGGCACGTCGCCGTAGGGGTTCTTCTCCATCATCTCCACGACCTTGTCGCAGACGTTCTGCCGCCCGAACTCCTGCAAGAGGCCGCGCGCCGTGCCCTTGAACCGGCGCGCCACCGTGTCCACCTCGCGCAGCGCGTTCTCCGCCCAGGCCACATCCCTCAAATGCCAGTTCTGGAGCAGGAAGCCGACGCCCGCCGGATGGCGCTCCACCGTGAGCACTGCGTTGCCGAACGCCACGAAGTCGTGGTCCGCCGCCGTGGTGGCGCGCATGAACAGCGCCTTGGGATCCTCCAGCGCCCGCCAGAGCCTCAGGCCGCTGCGCTCCAGCCACGGTGCGGCGGAGTCGTGCTGATCGATCTCCTCCCGCCCGGAGGACATGCCGAACCACTTCTGGCCCGGCGGGCGGAGCATCGCCTGGATGGACGAGGCCAGCTCCTCCCGCAGCTTCACCGGATAGGAGGTCATGAGGTGGTCGGCGAACTCAGCGCCCGGCGTGCGCTGGAGCGTGAATTCCGCCCGCTCCGGGTAGAACTGATCCGCGATCTGCTGCCACAGGCTCTCCATGGTCGCGCGATTGGAGAACAGGCGGTCCCCAAGCTCGATCACCACCTTCGCCTTGTCCGAAGGGGTGCGTTCGTCCTTCCAGCGCTGCCTCATGCCGGCACCTCGATCACGGAATAGGTGGAGGGGCCGAGCACGCCGCCGGCGCGCCGCATCACGTAGACCGCGACATAGCCGGCGAGCTGGCCATAAGCGGCCTGCTGCGCGGCCTCGGAGAAGGTGAAGGCCGGGCCGGTGACCTCGGTGTAGGAGAGGCGCGCCCCGGTGGTGACGGAGATGTTGATGACCGCGAAGCCATCGCCGGCCTCGCCGTCCCAGCTCACCGTGATGTCGTCGTTCGCCTCGCGCACGGCACCAACACCCGTCGGCGGCCCCATCAGCGTCCAGTCCGGCGGCGAACCGGCGCGGTCCAGCGTTTCCGCCACCGCTTCCGCCAGCTCCGCAGCCGTCGTCTGGTAGACCGGCGCGAGATAGTGGATGCGGCCGGGACCCGGCATCTCCACCACGTAATTGTGCCAGTCCTCGGCGCCGGGCACCCAGGACCCGATCCGGATGTTCGCGTCCGCTGCGGCCACGGCAAGCTGAATGTCGCGATAGGCCTTGTATGTGGCCCCGATCGGCTCCGGCGGCGGCTCCCCTGCCCCGTAGAAGGCGCGGCCAAGCGTCTGGATCCAGATCGGCAGCGCTGCGTTCCCCAGCCCCGCCCTCAGGTCCGTGAAGATCCGCTCCATGGCGGTGCGGAATCGCGTCGCGTCCGAGTGGCGGGTGGTCTCGAACTCGGAGGTGGCGGAGGCGTCGTTCTCGCCTTGCGCCCAGATGATGGCGGAGACGGGCACCCCGAGCCCCGTGCCGATGGCAATCGCCTGCGACAGCCGCGGCCCGCTGATGCCGGCGTCGAGGTCCCACCAATAGTTCGTCCCGGAGGAGGGATTGTCGTCCGCCCAGCGATCCGCGGCCGAGGAACCCCAGGCGGCCTGCACCGGGATCACTTCCACGTTGCTCAGGCCCAGCGCTGCGGCGAGCGCCCGCCGGAACGCCGCGGCCGAGCCCTGCGCCAGCGTAACGCCCGACAGGGTGGTGAAGTGGCCAAGCGCGTTCGACTGCCCGCAGAACATCACCGCCCGCTTCACGATGGCGGCGTTGTTGACAGGCACCGCTCCCGAAAGGCCCGCCGCCGCCTCGCCGTTGGTGGCGACCCGCCACACCAGGAAGGTGGGGGCAAAGCCGAAGTCGTCGGCGGAGAGCTCAACGGGATAATCGAACCGCACCCGTCCCTCGACCACCGTCGGGGTGTCGATCTCCACCGTGCGCACCGCCGCGCCGGTGGAGGGATCATAGATGGTGAGGGTGTAGCTCACCTCCGCCGGGTCCTCGCCATTCGGGCTCCAGGAGAAGCGCACGTCGCCGAAGCTGTTGCCCACCATCTGGAGGTCCGCCGGCGGCTTGCGCACATCGTCGAAGTCGCCGGGGTCCTCATAGGGCGGGACGGGATTGCCGCCCGTGCCCGGCGCCGGAATGAAGGAGAAGCCGCCCGAGCGGATCGGCCCGCCCTCGTAGTCGGCGCACCCGCAGGAGCATGCCTCGGTCTCCGCGGATGCCTGCCAGACGAAGCCGTCCCGCCACACCTGCGGCCGCGCCCACACATAGGTCTCCGCCACGCGCCACTGGAATCCGTCGTTCAGCGCTTGGTCGATGCGGGGCCAGATGGTGTCGGCGGTGTCGGCCAGGAGGTTGAATCCGCCGAAGAAGTGGAGGCGGTCGAGGCTGTAGCCGAGCTTGCCCGTCCCCGCGGCCAGCGTTCCGGAATGGAGCGTCCACTCTCCGGTGATGATCCAGTCGTAATCCTCGAGCTGGACGATGTCCCAAGCCGGCGAGCGCCACGCGCGATAGGGAAAGTTCAGCACCTCGAGGATGGGCGCAGCCGGGTTCAGCACCTGCGGAGTGAAGATCAGGATCAGGCTCGTGGCGTCGGGATGCGTCGCCTTCACGTGGTCCCGCAGGTAGAGCGTCGAGGCGCCGAGCTTGTCCCGGAGCCATGAGAGATAGGGCCCGTGCGGGCCGACCGGATCGAAGGACGACTGGAGGAAGGGTGTCGGCACCGCGAACCCGGTCTCGGCGGTGAAGAGCGCCCTCGTGCCGGCGTCGTAGATGCATGGCGAGCCGTCGGTATAGGTCCCGTCCCACCACCAGGGCTCGCCCACCTGGAAGAACAGGGGCGCGCCCATGGCCTTCAGCGTGTCCATGCACCAGCCGAAGATGGCGGCGAGATAGTCGAGGCCCGCGGTGTTCGTGGGCGCGATCAGCGTCGAGGGCGGCTCCCAGCCGGTCTGGGCCGGGGCATCGTTCCACGCCCGCTGCATCCAGGCCGAGGGGCACACGCTCTTGAGGATCTCGTAGGAGAGCGAGATCACAATTCGGAAGCCGGTGCCGGCGAGCCGCATGAACAGATCGGTGAGCCACGCCCGGGTAGGTGCGTTGAGCACGGGCTTGCCCGGATCGACGATGAAACGCCCCTCCCCCGCGTCCCAGCTCACCTGATGCATGTGGGTGATGCCCAGATAGAGGACATACCAGCCGCGGTAGCCGAGGCGCCGGACACCATCCACGATCCGCTGCGGCGTCAGGTGATAGGCATCGTCGAGACCATCGGCGATGCGCAGGCCATGGGCCGGCTGGGGCGCGGTGCACACGCTGAGGCTGGTCCGGGAGCCCGTGCAGAAGATGTTGTAGAGCTCCAGCGTCGCCTCCACCTCCTCGATGGGGAGCCGCGCCGCATTGTCCTCCAGCGGTACATAGTCCGGCGGAATGACGCCGATGAAGAACCGCTTGATGTTGTGCCAGGGGATCGTCACCGCCTCGGCGGGCAGGTTGAAGCCGCCCTGCACGCTGGAAAAGTCGAGGAGCACGCGCCCGTTCAGGGGCGTGCCGGCGATCCGGTAGTTCTCCAGGCGGACGTAATAGGGCGTCTCCGCCTCGTTGTTCTCGATGGCGGTGAGCACCAGCCCGCGGTCGTGATCGAGCGGGAGGAGGTTCTTCAGCCGGAAATCGAACCTGAGAACGCAGCCTCGGTAGTCGTAATCCGTGGCGTAGCGATAGAGCTGGTGGCTCTCCGCATCCACGCTGCGCCAGATCAGGCCGACCAGGTCCTTGTCGGTCCTGAAGGTGCAGGAGAGCTTCAGCGCCCGATCGCCGGCCGTCACGAGCGAGGCGGCGCACTGGATGTTGAAGTCGATCTGCCAATAGGCCGGGTCGAAGCGCAGGATGCTGCCGTCCTGCGGTCCCGGTGCCTTGGCAAGCAGGCCCATCAGGAGGTGCCCGACGCCTTGGTGGCGGTGTAGGGGCCGGTGCCGGGCGTGGCGATGGTGCCCTCCGACAGCGTCTTGGACCGGCGCGAGGACGAGGTGGCAAGGGTGTCCTGCACCCGGCGCCGGCGCGCCTCCACGATGGAGGGATCCTCGCTGTCCGGCATGCGCTGGGGCGGCGGCGGATCAGGCACCTTGGTGTCAAAGCAGAAGCGGGCCATCAGCCGTGTTTCCTCTTGATGTGGGCATAGCCCCGGTTGGCGGTGGTCTCCTGACCGCGGGGCGTGATGCCCCATTCCCGGTTGCGGGCGGCGACGGCCTCGGCGGAGGCGCGCTCGCCCTCGGACCAGGCCATGACGACGGCGTCGCCCTTGTCCGGCGAGCGGCCGATACGCTCCTTGATGCCTTCCTTCGGCTCGACCTTGATGCCGGAGCGGGTGAGCTCGAAGCGGGCGGCGCACAGGTCCGCCCTCAGTTCATCGTCCGGCGGCAGCACCACGTGGGAGCCGCCGGGCTGGGCGGGATCGAGCGCCTCGCGCAGCCGCCAGATGGCCTCGGCACGCTTGTTGAAGAAGGCGAGGTTCGCGGCGTCCTTAGTGCGCGCGGTGCTCGGGGCCGAGCCGTTGAAGCCCACGACGGTGAAGCCGTTGCTCTTGAGCATGTTGGTGGGCAGGCCGCCGTAGCCGCCGCCCATGTCCATCACGACCGGGCAGCGGTCGCGCATGACGGCCGCGACCTCGCGCACCACCGCCGAGGCGTCATCCACCCGGATGCCCTTCACCTCCACCAGCGGCTGGTAATAGCCGCCGTACCGGGGAGAGAGGATGCAGCGGTCCCGCCCCCCGCCGTTGGGATCGCAGGCGATCACCGTCATGGGGATCAGCCCGAACGGGGTCTCCGCCGTCCACCGCTGCTGCGCTTCCATGACCCAGCGCGTGGGGATCACCTGGTTCTCGTCGTCCTTCAGCGAGACGTCGAACCGGCCTTCGAGATAGGCGGAGCGGTACGGCTCCGGCATGGCGGCGAGCGTGTTCTGATAGCCCGCGTCGATCATGTCCGGGTTGTCGGCAACCCCGGAGCGGATGAAGGTCCGCGAGCGCGCCAGCACCGGCTCGCCCGTCGCGGGGTTGATGACCGGCTGTCCCGTCTTCGGATGGTAGACCGGGCCCGGCCCCCATACCTCCGTGTCCTCGCCGTCGATGATGGCGTACCAGCGCAGCTCGCCGGGCTTGGCGGGCCGCGGATGGCGCGGATCGAGCCATGGCCCCCACCGGCGGATGATCCAGTAGCCCTCCACCGTGGTGGGCGGATTGCCCGCGGAGACGACGCGGCAGCGTTGGCCCACCTTGGAGGTGCGGTTCCAGCCGGTCACGAAGGTGTACTGGCTCTCCGTGAAGTCGGGCAGCTCGTCGAAGCCGATCAGGTCGAAGGGCCGGCCCTTGAACGCCTGCTTGTCCTCCTCGCGCGCCATGGCCGCGAACTGCACGATGCGCTCGGGCAGACGGAAGATGGGCGGCGGGGAGCGGTTGAGCCCGTTGGTGTGGCCCACAATCTGGCCGGAGCGGTCCACAAGGGCGCCCAGGTCGGTGTACTGACGGCGGTAGATGATCGACCGCTCGTGCTGGGTGAGGGCGAGACCCAGGAGGAGGTCGCTCTTTCCGCCTCCTGCGGCGCCGCCATAGAACAGTTCGTCCGCCGGGCTGTTCTGTGCGGCGAGCTGGGGCCCGAAGTTCGGCACCCACAGGTCAGGCACCGCGGCGCGCACCTGCGCCTGAAGGCGGGCGAGCTCTTCGGGCGGGAGCCCATCGAGCATGTGCCGCACTTCGGCGAGGTCAGGCACCCGTGAGCCTCACCACGTCGATGCCCCCGCCGAGCCCAGCGCCGAGCATGCATGCCGCCTGAACCGCCTGGATGGCATCTGCGCCCACGGCCATGGCACCCATGGCGTAGGGCTCGCCCCCGCCGACGGCGAAATACTCTCCGGTCACTTCGACCGGGAAGCCGTGGCCGTCGAAATAATGGACCCGGCCCGTCGGCGAGACGAAGATCGCATCCATGTCGGTGAGGTTGCCCCGCGGCGGCACAAACTCGTCGCCCATGTGCAGCAGCGCCTCAGCCCACTCCCGGACGCCCGCCATGGCCGACAGGTGCCCGCACGCCCCGACCAGCCAGCCGGCGGAGGTGCGCGTGATCTTGGCGACCCCGCCGGCCAGCATGCCGTGGGTGGAGGTGACGGCGCGGTCGGCCGCCATCACTCCCGCTCGATATGCGATGACCGTCATTACGCCGCCGCCGCTTCGATGCCGGCCACCGTGCCGTTGGCGGCGATGGTGAAGCCCTGCCACTTGGCCGCGCCGGTGCACCAGATCACCACCAGCGCTCCGGCCGGGATCGCCGATTCAGCATTCGCCCCGGAGCCGCCGTTGATCGAGACAGTCGCCGGACTGTGGGAGCGCAGCTCGTATCCCGTGGCGGCCGGGAGCAGCACGAGAAACTTGGTGCCGGTGAGCGGGTTGGGGAGCGTGATGATCTTGTTGACGTCGTCGGAGGTCGCCTGCGCCATGCTGACCGCGCCCGCCACCTGCCCGGTGCCGGTGCCGTCGGCCGTGGCGGCATAGGTAGCGCCCACGGTCGGTTGCATGGCGATGAAGGTGAAGGCACCGTCCAGCAACTGGTTGCCGCCGGTGGTGACCACCTCCCCCGCTCCGGTCACCGGCGGCTGCTCTACCCCGTCGAGAACGAGCTTGGTGGGGGCCGAGCGGGTGACACCGAGCTTGCGCCCGTGGATGGAGAGATAATCGTCGTAGGACATGGGACCCTCGCTTGTTGCTGGTTGCTGTGGGCTGGGCGCGCGAATTCAACCGGTGGTCGGTAAAAACCCCGGTTCCGGCCGCACCTCGCGCCGGGCTTTCAACCTATGGTGTGGGCTACTGCTCTCCCCGCAGCATGTGCAGGATGCGCCGGGCAAGGTCGTTGCGGCTCATGTCCGCCACCTCGATGGGCCCGCCTTCGCGGCCGGTGTGCTGGATCGCCTGGAGCCGCGGGTGAATGTAGGGCGCGGCCATCTGCGCGAACTTGGCGGCTTCATCCCATTCCTTCTTGGACGCATGCTCGCGCATGGCCTTGAGCATCACCTCGATGGGGGTCAGACCGGCGGCTGCGGCGCGCTGGGCCACCTCGCGCTTTCGCTTCGTGGTAGAGCCTTTCGGCCGGCCGGCATTGGCGCGCTTACCGCCGCGGGGAGCTGCCATTGATTGTTTGATTTCCGTTTGATTTTCGCGGAGCGGAATTCAAAGCTCCACCTGACCAAGCGAGAGGGGGCTTCGATGCCAATCTGCCGGTTCAAGTGGGCCAACAACAACGACAAGCCGATCTACATCAACTCGGCTCATGTGGTGGTCGTCTATGAGCACGCCCCGGACATGACGATCATCCGCACCGTCGGGAGCGGCGACGCGTTCGATGCCATTTCAGTCCGAGAGCCCGTGGCGCAGGTGGTCGCCATGCTGAATGGGGCGAAGCCCGAGAAGTAGCCGCTCAGTGGCCCCGCCGTCGCGAAAGAGGGAGCAAACTCGACGGCGGGGCTATGCGTCGGATCCAGGCGGGCGACGCAAAAGCGATTCATGGGCTGTACTTGGAACGAATCACGAACTGAGTCGGAGATCAAGCGTTCAATCCCCAAACTTCGAGTAGGGGATAATCGGGATAACCCGTTAAAACTGTGCAGGAAGAAGAAAATTTCGGCTTGCCCGCGTCACGCGGTAACCGAGTTGCTATAAATGGATCAGTGGATCGGGGCCAACTCCCCCGAGCGCGACGCCGCTTCTCCAATCGACCCGCTTCGGCGGACGTCGCCGGAGGAGGCCGGGATCAGCCCGGCGGCCGAGCACGGAGGCGCTCATGCGCTCTTGCCCGATCCACATGCCCGTACGGGTCACCGCCTATGTGCGGTACCGCTTCGGGAAATGGGAGCATGTTTGCTCTCACTGCCGCGGACTGCCTACGAGGTAGGACAGCCCGCGACGCGAGTGACGGACCAGGGTTCGAATTGGCCCTCGACCTGGTTCGCTCTTGGGGGGCGTCGGCGAAAGCCGGCGCCCTTCGTGCACACTATGCACACACGAATGTGCGCGCAATCAGACGGCAGTTATAAAGCGGTGAATTTCGTGACGTTCGCGACGTCGTAGGTCAACACGCGTTGCACTCCATCTCGGCGACGATCGCCGCACAGGCGTCCAGCAGGGCGTCGCGATGCCGTACACGCGGGCGATAGTACGCCGCCACCCTGTTCAGCACGCGCTTGATCTCGTGGCTTACGACGACGTGCTGCGGCGCGCCCCGCTTGTGCGCCTCTGCCGGCCCGGCGCCGTACAGCACCACCGCCTTCAGGATGATCCAGTCGCGCTCGCCCAACCGCTCCTCGAGCGCGCGGAGCCGCCGCTGCGCTTCAACCCGGGCGAGATGTTCTCGGCTCCCGTGCCCTCCCCCATCGACCGCAGGCTCGAAGCCGCGGGAGCGCAGGGAGCGGAAGGCCGTGTTCCAGTCCCGCTCGAAATCGGCGGCCGCGCGCATCTGGTGCTGCTCCAGACCGCGCAGGGAGACGCCCTTCACCTCCACCTTCCGGAAGATGCCGTCCGGGTCCACCACCGTCTCCTGCTTCGGCCGGGCCTTAGCCCGGGCCTTTCGCTCCACCTTGCCCGGCTTGGGAGGCTTGGTGTGGCCGGTGAGGTTGAGAGGGTCACCAGCCTTCCGCTTGGCGGTCTCGGCCCCCTCCACCTTGCCGCGCAGAGCGACGAAGGCCTGCGCCCACTCGGTATCCCGGCCGGCGTCCCAGTCCTGGGCGCCGTACATCATGGCGCGCGCGTGCTCCCGCTCCAGGTCGTGGGCGAGGGAGCGCTCGTAGCCCTTCCGAGCGCGGGCGAGGCGGGCGGCGGCGATGAGCTTCTCTGCGCGGGTCATGTCAGCTCCTCGAAGCGGGTGAGTTTGCCGATCCATTTCAAGGTTCGCTCCTCAAATGGCTTGCGGCGTCTGTGCTTGAGCGAGATCACCTGGGCCTTGCCGGCGCAGAGGGCGAGCTGGGTCTCCCAGTTGCCGTGCTTCTCGGCGCCGGCGTCCTTGTGCGGCCGGTTCTGGCGCAGCCAGCTCTCCTTGCGCCACACGGCCAGGACGATGTCCCCGTCCCGTTCGATGGACGGGGCGTCGGCATCGTTGATCTGGGGCGTGGGATCGTCCCGCCGTTGCGCGCCGCGGGTACGCTGGGCGAGTACCAGCACCGGCACCATGAGGTCCTTCGCCAGGACCTTCAGGTCGCCGGTGATCTCCGCCAGGCGCTCGAAGCGGTCCTTGTGCCGGGCCTCCGACTTGATCTTGTCGAGCTGGTCGATGATGAGCATGCCCAGCCCGCGGGTGCGCTTCAGGGCGATGCAGTGGGCCCTGATCTGGCGGATGGTCATGCGGGAATCGTCCAGCACCATCATGTCCGGACCGGCGAGCCACTGCTGGGCCTGGAGCATGGCGTCCCGCTGGGCGAAATCGAACGCCCCCTCCTGAATGTCGCCCACGGTGATCCCGGACGCGGCGGCAAGCTCGCGCGCGGCCACCTGCTCTGCGGTCATCTCCATCTGGCAGAGGAGGACCGGGCGGGACATGGCGACGTGCATCCCCACCTGCATGGCGAGGGCCGACTTACCATCACCCTGAGAGCCGACGAGGAAGATCAGGTCGCCGGCCCCCATGCGCCCCACGATCTCATCGAGGCTGGGCAGGCCCGTGCCGAAGCCCGGCATCACGTCGCGCTCGTTCGCCATCCGTGCGGCACCGGCGACGCTCTGGGCAAGGTCGCCGATCCGCTGCGGGCGCTTCGGACTCGCCACCTGCATAACATCAAGGATTGCCGCGCTCGCATCGGCGGCGATGTCCATCGCGCCCTTCTCGCCGGCCTTCACCCCCTTCAGCACGCACTCGGCGAGGTGGATGAGCTGCCGGCGTGCGGCCGCCTCGGCGATGTCCGGCACGAAGTCCTCGACCGAGCCCACGTCCTCGGCGTCCTTCAGGAGCACCGCGAGGTAGCTCATCATGGAGCGGCCTTCCTCGTCTTCCGCTGGCAGGCGGGAGGCGACGAGAGACAGAGACAGCCGTCCCTCGGTGCAGATGTCCCGGATGACCGAGAACACCTGCTGGTGCAGAGGGTGGAAGAATTGGTCGGAGCGCAGCCGGTCGGCCACGCCCCAAAAGGCCGTGTCACTCTTCAGGCAGGCGCCGAGGACCGCGCGCTCGGCGGCGAGGTTGTGGGGGAGCTCACGCCGGGACATCAGCATCCTCGTGCGTCGAGATAGGCGCGGATGAACTCCGCCGCGACTTGCGGGACGATGGCATTGCCGTAGGCGCGCAGGCGTCCCACTCGGCCGGGTACCCCATGAGCCAGCAGGCGAACCCCGGCGCCAACCCGCCGACGGCGTCCAAGCTCTCCGGTCGTGACGTGACGCCCAAAGAATGAGCTACCACCTGGACATTCAAAGCCCACGTGTTCCGCACCCACTGCGATGGCCCGGCCTTGTTCTCGGCATCCTGAACTGTGGGCGTCGGCCACAAAGAAGGTTCGCATGCGCTCGTGGGGCGCATCGACGGCACAAGCCGGAAGATCGACCGCCCCGAAGGCAAAGCCCTCCTGCTCCAAATCAGCAGCCGTTCGGTCGATCCAGGCAGCGCTGTCGTCAACCTGCTCGCCAAAGACTGCGTCAGGGCGGACGGACTGGATGAGACGGAACCAGACCGGCCAGAGGTCGCGGGGATCATCGAACCCACGCTTCCGTTCATTGGCGGCGGCAGAATGGGGCTGGCAGGGGCAGGAGCCTGTCCAGACGGGGCGGCCATCGGGCCAGCCGGCAAGACGCAGGGCAAGCGACCATCCGCCGATACCGGCGAAGAAATGGCACTGGGTGTAGCCGGAGAGGTCAGCAGGTCGAACATCGACAACTGAGCGCTCATCAACCTCTCCCGGCGCGATATGGCCGGCTGCGATGAGGTTGCGCAGCCACTCCGCGGCGAAAGGCTCGACCTCGTTGTAGTAGGCGCGGGCATTCACGATGCCCTCTCGACAACTTGAGCGAGAGCGGGCAGCGTTAGGACATGAGGCACGGCAGCATCGGACCAATAGAAATTATCGGACTTTTGGCCACAGGAGCCATTCTGGGCGCTGCCGGCCTCGCGATATCTCTGGACATTGCAGGATTTGGATGCGGGCTGGCCTACCTTCGAGACTGGCAGACCCTTATTGCCGGCATCATTGCCCTGCTCGCCGCCGTTGTCGCCCTCAGACCGGCCTATGGCCAAATGCGAGCGGCGGCAAAGCAAAACCTTGTTGCGGCCAGGGCCACCGCACTCGACATAACAAGCGGATACCAACTCGAATATGAATACATAGATCACATAATTTCCGACTCCAGCAGAACACTCCGCATAACAATCGAAGATAATACAAACTACGCAAGTATCATTCAAATTTTTACTGAAATCGAGCAGCATTTCGAGAATCTTCTGCCCGCTTTTTCTCGAGCAGAAATGGCAGACCCTAGAGACGAGGCCCTTGCAATTAGTCGCCGACATTTCATCGGTCAGCTCAAACTGACACTTAATATTTCGAAATCTGTTCTGTATGGAATCACTGATAGGCTGAGCATCGATCCGCGAGGCGTTAGCGTTGATGAACTGCGACGTCGTATTAATTCCTTCCAGTCCGAGAGAGGCGAACTTCTGATCTTGGGAACGAAATTTGGGAAGCTTATGTCGGCTGAGATAGCGCGCCGCCGGTCCGGGATTAAGGACATGGAAGATCAAATATTCAGCTAAAGGGCTATATTGCAGTCCTGCCCTAGTCATGCCGCCCCCCGCACCGCGTTCCACACGTCCAGGAAGTCGCTGTTGAACGGCGGCGGGTTGATCACCGTCGGAATGCCGGCCGGCGCGAGCCGGTCCCGCAGTTTCCATGCCGCGGCGATGCCAGGCGCCGTGCCGATGGATCCGTCATCCAGCCGGCGCGGAAGGTCGCCATCCGGATAGAGCCGCAGGCGTTGCACCTCGATGGGCGGCTCGAAGGTCATCATCCCGGAGGTGGAGAGCATCGCCCACACCGGGTGCCGGTAGCCTTCCAGGCTCCAGGCGGCCAGAGCGGTCTCCAGCCCCTCCCCGCCCCCGATCATCTCGGCGAGCCCGCCGATGCGCACCGCGCCGCCGCGCGCCGGCCCGAAGCCCACCTTCGGGTTCTCCACGGGCGCCTTCCCGGCGGTCTCGGGATTGAGGAAGATGCGCCACACCGCGATGGTGTCCCCCGCCATGTCCTGCACCCGGGCCACGAGGCAGGGGAGGACGCGGCCGTCGCGCACCTTGCGGCCGTCCTGCCATTGCGCCTCAAGCTCGTACTCGAGCCCCGCATGGAAGCCGAGCACATCCGGCCAGCCCATGGGCGGTGTGGGGATGCCGCGGCCGTGCAGGTAGCGCTCTGCCAGCGTGCCGGCGATGGGCACGCACTGGGCCCACATCTCGCCGGCTGTGTCGGCGCGGCGGGCGCGGCGCTGCTCTTCCTTCCGCACAGCCTCCGCTCGGCGTTCCTCGCTCAACCGGCGCGCGCGAGCGGCGGCCTGGTGGTCCACCTGCCCCCGAATGCCGAGAAAGGCACGCGCCTCCTCGAAGGCGCGGCGGAAGTCCTCCCGGCTGGGCTCGCCCACCGTTCCGTTCAGGAGATAGGCGAGCAGCTTCACTGGGCCGCCGCCGATCTGCTGGGAGAAGCGGTAGAACTGCCCTCGGTGCTGGCCCTGAAGATTCACCTGGAAGCTGCCCAGGTTCTTCGGGCCCTTCGACGTCAGGTAGGCCTTGCCGCGATGCTCGATCCAGCCGGGCGCATAGGTGTCGAGCACCTGCTCGATCCGCTTCGTGAGCTCGCCGGCGATGTGGTCGGAGTCGTCTTCCCTCATGACAACGCCCTCACCTTTGCCTTGTCCTCGTTGGTGATCCAGTAGCCGGGCGCGCCTCGCCCGACCTTGCTGTGAATGGCCACGCCATGGGGCGCGAGCTTGCGACGGAGGCTGAAGATGAAGGCGGCCACGATCTTGTCGTCCGGCGGATCCTCCACCGCGATGCTGTAGAGCGCCGTCATGACCGCCTCCTTCGTAACGATGGTCCGGGCGAGGAGGAGCGAGAGCACTCGACCCGCTGTCCGCGACAGGCCCAGGCTTGGCGGCAGGTCGGCGTTCAGAAGCAACCCTTCCAGCTCCTCGACCCTGAGCCGGAGGAGATCGTTCTCCTCCCGCAGCCGCTCCACCTCTGTCGCCATGGCCCGCTCATTCCGCCGCCGCGAAGAGCCCGTGCTTCATCGGGTCCACGAGGCCGCGCAGGTGCCAGACGACCCCCACCGCGTCGGCGGCGTCGGCGTTCTTCACCTCCACCCCGATCCGGCCGCACTGGGCCTTTGCCTGGGCCTTGAGCCACGCCGAGCCGTCCGTGGTGCCCTTGGGCGCCTTGGAGAAGCCGAGGAAGCTCTTGCGCCATGCGTCCTGCGAGAAGACGTGCACGGGGATGTTGAGGCGGGCGCACAGCTCGCATGCCTCCCCCACGAAGCTGTAGATGCGGAAGATGGTGGCCATGGTGGTGCCGCCCTTCTCCTCGTAGCGGATCGCGGTGCCGGCCCACTCGGTGTTCCGGTCCACGATGGGCTTGCGATAGGTGACATTCGGCGGGAGCGGCTTTTCGATCCCCACCGCCTCGATGGCCTCGGCCACCAGCAACGGCCGCAGCCAGTCCCGGAACTCGCGCGCGAGCCGGCCCTCATAGGCGAAGTCCACCTCGCCCGGCTTCAGGCCGAAGGGACGTTTCTCCCTCGGGCGGAAGCTCAGGGCGCGGACCTCCTCTCCCAGGATGAGGCCCACGCCTGTGTTGGTCGCGATATCAAGGCCGGCGATGCGCATGTCAGGCCACCGGGGCCGCAGCTTCCCAATCCTTGTCGGACTGGCCCGCCGGCAGCGCATCGTCGAACGGATCGGTGGCCGGAGCGTCCGCCTTTGCCTTGGGGGGCTTGATGGCGTCCTTCATCAGGGAGCGGTTCACCTCCTGCCCGGCGTCGTAGCCCTCCATCCACTTGCGGGACTGGGAGGTCGCGGCGTCATAGGGCGGCCGGCGCTCCTGCCCCGCCATGCCCGCGCGCTTGCCCTCGCCGAAGGCGCGATCGTCCCCTGGCGTGCGGTCGGCTCCGAACAGCTCGGCCTGCGTACCGACGGCGAGCCCCAGCCAGCGGGCGACGCGGACCTGGCGCTCCATGCGCGCCTTGAAGCGGGCCTCGCCTTCCTCGGTCTCCAGCTCGATGGCGTCCTTGATGGAGTCCACCGCATCGTCGCCCAACTCGGATTTCGCGAGCTTGCAGGCATTCTTGAAGTCCGCGTCGGCCTTCTTTTTCAGCGCGAGGAAGTGCTCGAACTTCTTCTTGTGCTGCTCAAAGAGGGCCTGCTGCTGCTCGTCGGTGAGCTGGTTGTGGTTCGCCGGCGGCGGTGGCGATGCGTTCGCGTTCGCCGGGACGATCTTCGGCTTGTTCTTCGACCCTTTAGGGCGTGCCATGGTGTGCTCCTCACGTTGCCTTGGTGGTGGGCCGGCGGAGCCAGCCGAATTCGGAGCGGGCGGGCGCCGGCGCGGTGAGGTCCCACACCAGCCAGCACCAATCGGATGAGCCGTTGCCGGCTTTCCCGCCGTCGGCGAGGTAGGAGCCCGGCGGGCAGGACACGCGCGGCGTGATGACCCAGATACGATGCGGCGGGTGCTCAGCGAAGAGCCCGTTTGCCCGATCAGCACCGGCGAGGAAGCGCACTTCCACGAAGGCTGCGACCTTGGCGCTCGCCTGCCCGATGGCGTGGCGGATGAAGGCCTCAGCGCCCTTCGCGCGGAAGAACGGCGGGTTCATCACGATGTTCGGATGAGGCCCATTGGCATCGCCCGCCAGAAAGTCAGCTTCTGCGACGAACCAGGTGGGCTGCGGCCAGACCCGCTGGCGGATGTCCGAGCCATAGGCCTGCACGCCGCAATCAATGAGCGTGCGCACGATGTTGCCCTGACCACAGCAGGGATCGAACACACGCCCAGCAAAGCGCTCGACCGTGAGCAGCGCCTCGGTCGCGGCGGGTGGCTCGACATACCAGTCCAATTGGTCGCGCTCCCAGACGTGGGCTTTCTTTTCGACGGCCGCGCTCATGCGCCCGCCCTCCCCCGCTGCGCTGCCATCCACTCCAGGCGTCGCGCCATCGAGCTGAACCGGGCGATACGCCGCTCGATGCGCTCCCGCTCCTCGGTGTCGAAGACGTCCGTGCGCAGCAGTTCGTATTGGTCGGCGTACGCTGCGCGCCGGAAGTCCTCGGGCGTGGCGAGGCCGGGCTGGGCATCGAACCGGCTCGCCGCGTGCTGGACCTCTTGGCCTTCAACTGGCATCTGCGGCGTCATGGCTCTTTGCCCTCTTGTTCGCGGCGTCGCCGAGGTGCTGGTGGAGCTTCTCCAGGTCGGGCAGCAGGTGCTCCGCATCCTTGCGGGCGAGCGCGCGGCGATCCCGGATGCAGGTCTTCAGCACGGTGCCGAGGGCGGTGTGCATCCGCCGGAGTTCGTCGCCGGTCAGCATCACCGACCGCCGATCAGCGGCCCCGAAGGCCGCCCCAGAACGCGATCCACCATGCCGCCTTGTCCGACTGCCGCAGCGCCCTGTCCCGCAGCCGCGCCCGCACGCTGATCGGCAAGAGCCGCCTCAAGAGCAGCCACGCGCGCAAGAACCTGGGCGAGTAGCTCGTCAGTTTCGGCACGGAAGGCCTCCTCTTGCTCTTGCTTCGACCTGACGGTCTCAATTTCGTGGGCGTCGATGCGGCGGGCCTTGCCGTACCAAAGGTCGAAGACCCGCCAGTAGGCGAGGCCAGTGCGGCGCGCCGCTCGGGAAATGCGTTCCTTCACGCTGCCGCCTGGGCCAGCGACGGCGCGAAGGCCGTCCTGCATTTCCTCGGCGAGGGCACTCATGTGCTGCTCCCAAGACTTTTGGGACATCTCCCAATTTCTCCGTGCTTGGATGGCTCCAGCACGGAGATGGACACAGGAGACGGATCGGTGAGGACGGGAGCGACACGGCGCGGTGCTGGCAGGCGGGCGCCGGGGTCGCGGGACACGAGAACAGGATCGGGCGTGAAGCGCCGGGCCGCCGCCATGGCGACCTTGGCGACCAGCAGCCAAACGGTGGACTTGCGGGGATGGCCGGGGATGACGAAGCCGCCGGCCCTTGCCGGGAGCCCGGTCACATCGCTGGCTGTCTCCAAGGCGGCAACCTGATAATCGGAGACGTCGTCGAGGCCCGAGATATTGGTGACCGTCGCTTCCGCGATGGTCCGGGCCCGGCTCTTGTCGCCGCCGGGCCAGAGCTCGATCCGGATGGCGAGCATCACGCCACCTCGGAGGTGGATGCGCGGACCTTGCGAGCATCTCGGCGTGCGGACTGGAGGTTTTCCCAGGTCACACCCTGGATATCCCTCTCGCTGGCGGCTTTTATGAGCCGATCCCAATATTCAATCGGGATGGACCCTCTGGCTTTCATAGTCCGGGCGTGGCTATCGGGAATCTCCAGGATTTTGGAGATCACGGACACGCCGCCAAAATCGGAGAAGATCTGATCGAAGCCGCTCATGACACATATCGCTACATGGTGTGGCGATGTCAGTCAATACAGCATGTGGCGCTCTAGGCGCTACATTCTGAGGCGATGGAAAAGGATCCGGTGAAGATCGCTCAGGGCAAGCGGCTGGCAGAAGCCAGGAAACTCGCGGGCTATCGCTCCGCGCGAGAGGCGGCGCTGGAGAACAACTGGCCGGAAAGCTCATACCGCGCCCACGAGGGGGGTACCAGAACCATCGGCCAGAATGACGCAGAGCGGTATGCAAAGCGATTCGGGAACACCACCGCCGAACATATCCTTTTCGGTTCAGGAGGCATCGACGCGGCGGCCCCACCGGCGAAGCAAGCCATGCCCGAGCCGAATGCAACCTACCCGTTGCCAGTCACCTTCCCGCATAAGAAGCTGCCGGTTTATGGCCACGCGGCAGGCGGCATGGACGACGACGGCAAGTTCATTCTCAACGGGCAGAAAATCGCTGACGTGCTCTGCCCCCCTGCCCTCGAAAATGTCGTGGGTGCCTATGCGGTCTATCACACGGGCGATTCGATGCTCCCCCGCTATGAGCCCGGAGACCTGCTCACCATCCACCCTGGGCTGCCCGTCAAGAAGGGCGACTATGTCTTGGTTCAGATCCGCGGCGAGGATGGTGACCCGCCCTACGGCTACGTGAAGCGGTTCGTCACCAAGAACGCCAAGGAGCTGGTCCTTGAGCAGTTAAACCCGCCGGATGGCCACAGCCACACCCTCCGATTCCCGGCGGATCGCGTCCTGACGGTGCACCGGATTTTCTCATCTGGGATTGGTTGAGTTCTCCCCACATTCCACAACCGCAGATTCGATTCGACTCGCGCTACAGCTTCGGCAAAAATGGGAACATAACGTGAACATAGTGGGGCGCGGCATGAGCGGCGAGCCGGGAGAAGTGTTGCTATCAAAGGTTTTCTCAACACTGGTTCTGTGCCGCGACTGCGGCCGCGGAGGCGTCTTGTTCGCCCGCGAGATGGGTCGATGGCAGCTTCCCCTGGATGCGACCACAACCCATCTGCGGGACCGCCTGTTCTGCCGCTCGTGCCGCGACAAGGGACTGCCCGGCAAAAGGATGACTGTGGAGGCGTTCCCTGCCCCCGAAGGAGCTGTGGCATGACCGAACCGACCACCATTCACGTCCTTCAAGCGTTCATCGAGGTGGACGGCTTTGCCTGCGCTGAGGAGCCGATCCAATGCGTATCCGCCTCGGACGCCCGCGCGAAAGCCCGCGCGCTGAAGGACAAGAAGGCGGGTATAATCGCGTGGTCACGAACTTCCGTCGATCCCTCTCTGGGAGAGTGGAGCGCTCCGGTGGTTCTCGCGAGATATGGCAAGATTCCAGAGGAATTTGAGACCGGAGGAGGCGTGGACTGACTACTGAAACGGGAGTCAACTACTGCTGGAATGAATTGGATTTTTCATCCCAGACTTTGATTCCAATTTTGATCGCTTCGGGATTCGACACGAAATTCATGTCCGATGCGGAGGCCCGGAACATCACCCTTAGAAATTCGAGATCGGTCCCTATCGTTTTCAGATAGTCGGCGACATCGAGAACGGTCTTTTGGGTGTCGCGCTCCAGCTCCCTCATGTCGGCGGCGGTGTACGCTTTGCCATCAGGGATTTGGCTTTCCCAAGAATGGAAGCCCAAAAGGCTGGTGGACGACTTCGTCCGCCAAGGCTTTCCCGCGCCATCCTGCCCTGCCAGGAACGCCAGGGCGCACGCGCTTAGGCAAATCGCCCCGTTTCCCTCAATGACGGTTCGCACTCCGAGCTCGTGGAATGCAAGGCCCAGGCGCATTCCCTCGTAGAGCCGGCCACCCGGGGAATCCAGATAAACGGCCACCCGCTTTCTGGGAGGGACCGAAGCCAGGTATTTCCGAAAGCGGGCCGCGTCGCCGGGCTCAATTTTCCCTCTGGCCATCACAGCCGCGAGCGTCGCGCTATCGTTCTCGTGCCGGGAAAGCTCCAGCGCAAGAGCCGGTGCGGCGCCAACAACTAATGCTACGATTGCCGAAACGATCCGCATTGTCCCGCGCCGATTGGAGACACGCATTCTACCGAACCGAGACAGGGGGAATCAATGCACTCAAGGCTTGGAATGGGAGAAGGCGAGCTAACCTATCTCGTCAACAAGGCTTCCGAAATCGGACGGCTCCATGGGCAATTAGAACAGCGCCTTAAGTATCTAAATTTCCAATGGGCCGCCGGAGCATTTTTTTTACTGCTCGGAGTAGCAAACCTAATTTACTCCGCCCAGAAGTGCGGACCCGTGCGAGACGGGATGGCAACCTATGCGTCACTCTGCGGCGTTTTAGGTGTATTTTTCTTGGGCTTCGCCTTTTCAAATCATGAGGCGATAAAATTTCTGCGGGGACAGCTGCGCTCCGCCACTGCGGTGTTCGAAAGCGAACGCCGCCACGCGATCAGCTTGATATCAGCGTCAAAAATTCAGAAGTAACCATTAACTACGTCGCGCACGTATCTCTAATTCATTGAGTGTATCAATATTCTGGATATGTAAGTTCTATTTTAAATACATACCATATTATAACCTATCCGCTGTTCTGCACTTCACCTCCCAGCCTCCCAGCCATACCATCTCGTTAGAACATGCAGCGTCTCCCGGCACGAGCGCGGCGCTGCGGCCTTCCGTCTGCGGATCATCGAGGATCGGCAGATCGTCGCTCGAACCAGGTTCCGCTGCATGCTGGCCGAGGGGAGGCTTTGGACACCCCCACGTCTCGCATGCGAGCTGCGGCCCTATCGGGCGCTTCGCCGCAGCCTGCCGCCGTATTCGTCCGCAGTGCCCTGCGTCGGGGTCCGCCGCTTTGGTTCGGCGTGGACTGTGACCCACTCCCTCTTTCACCCGGCGCCTCGGTAATCCGCCAGACGATTCCCCGCCTACTCAGCCGGGACCCTTCTCAGGGAATCGTTGCCGCCGCTCGTCTCTGCCCGCTCCTCGCACGGCACGTCGAGCCATCGACACAGGCGAACATACGTCTCGACACAAAAAACCGCTACACCCTGTATTGACGAAAATCGCTACACGGCGTAGCGTCACTACATCGAAAGGGGAGCGGACAGCATGACCACCCAGACCGAGATCGAGCATACGCCGGGGCCGTGGAGCTTCAGCAAGTGCACGTGCGGGCACCCCGCGTGCCATCAGTTCGTCCTGAGCAATCAGGGCAGCGTCGGGTTTGTCGAAGAAGACGCCCGATTGATGTGCGCCTCGCCCGAAATGCTGGAGGAGCTCAAGCTTCAGGCAATCGCCATCAGGCAGGAGATCGAGAGGATCAATCCGCGCGAATGCGTGCGGCTTGTGAGCCTTCAGGCGCGCCTAACACGCATCGAAGCCGTCATCGCCAGAGCGATGGGCCGCTGAGATGCGCTCCCTCCTCACCCCGCGGCTGGAGATCGACCAGCAAGCCGTGGCGGCACTGGCCAATGAGCAGTACCTCGCTTGGCGCGCCTCCTGGCAGAAGCGCTCTCCCGAGTGCCGGCCAAGCGACAAGGACCTGCTCCGCCAGGCCGGCTCATGGGCGCGGGCGACCGCCGAGGCGGCCCAATCCCTCGCCGTGGAGCGCGACCGCCGCGCCCGGCTCACCGAGGCAGAGCGCGAGATCGAGGACCTCCTCGACTGGCGCGCCCGGATCAGCAACCCGCTCACCTGCCCTGACAGCCTCTTTCAGGCCTGCGGTAGCGAGCGCGTGAACGCCGAACTGGTACGGGTGGACACCCGCCTTGCCGCCCTCGCCGCCGACAGGAGCGCCGCATGAGCAACCCTCATTCGGAGGCGGAGCTGCGCGCTGCCCGGCGCTGGGCTGAACTGAACCCAGGCTTCATTGCCGCCAACGTCTATGAGGGCGTGCGCTACGGCAACCACGCGGCCGAGGTGGCGCTGGTCGGCGCCTATCGGTCCCATCTGCCGACGGATCGTGATGAGGCCCGCGCAGCCGCACCTCTGCCTGTCCATCGCTGCGAAGACCGGGATTGCGGGCTTTTCGGCCAGCCAACCTATCGCTCCTGCCGGTGCCACAAGACGCGCGAGCAGATGTTGGTGGAGCAGCGTGACGAGCTTTTCGAGGCCCTGAGCGGCCTTGTGCACGCGACGATGTTCAAGGACCACCCGGCGGAAAGCCAGCGTGCCCTCGACATCCTCGCCAAGGTGGAGGCCCGCTGACCATGGCCCTCCCCTTCCTCTCTCGCCTCTTCCGAGGCCGCAAGACAAGCGCCGCCATCGTGGCCGCGCCTGAGCCGCCGCGCCTTTCCGCATGCCCTGATCTGGGCGCGGCGGCTCCAACCCTTTCCCCCTTCGCCGAGGCGGTGCTCGCCGGTGCCGTCATCGCCACCCAGGCAGTGGCGGCGGGGCTCACCCTCTCACTGCTGCCGGGCCAGCTCTTCGTCGCGGCCGCCTCCGGCTGGAGCGCCCGATGATCGCGGTCCTCGCCACTTCGGCCACCGCTCTCGCGCTCGCCATCGCGTTCGGCGTGCTGCTGGCGGACGCATCGACGTGGATCAGGAGCCGGCGTCGCAACCGGCTCTGACCAACCCGCGGCCGGCGCCATGCCCGCCGCTTCAACGGCCCAAGGGCCATCCATGGAGTGAAAGATGGGACTTGCTGAAGCACTTGTTGCGGTGATCACGGAAGGCAGTCCGCGGCCTTTCCGACTGGCATCTGCCGAGGAGCAGGCGGCGACCTTGAAGGAGGTTGCGCAGCGCTACGCCGCGGGCTGTCCGTTCCAGCCGGGGGACCTCGTGACGCCCCGCCCTCATCACAACCTCGTCGGCGTCGGCCGGCCGCATGTTGTCCTGGAGGTGATCGACGATCCCCTGGACGCTCCGGTCGCCGGATCCACGAAGCCGTCCGATTACGGCAACCCTGCCTTTGGTGCCCGTCTCGATATGCGCACGGCCTCCGTCGCCGACGACGGCGTGGTGTGCGCCTGGTGGGGCGAGAGCTGGCAGTTCGAGCCCTACGTGGCCCCTGAACAGCCGCCGGCCGCCGCCCCCGAACCTGCGGCCGCCTGAGGCCTCCGCCCGATGAACCGCCGGCCGCTGCCGCCCACCTTCCGCACACTGGGAGAGGTCGCGGTCGGCGTCGTCGCCAACCTCAAGAAAGCGCCACCCATGGACGTCGAACTCATCAAGATCGAGCCGCAGAACGCGCTCGCGGTCTTCACCACTCCGAAAGCGCTCGATCCCTACCTCGCCATGGTGCGCAAGGAGATCGACGCCTTCGACGCGGACATCTCCACCGCCAAGGGCCGGGCGGAGGTCAAGTCCTTCGCCTTCAAGATCACGAAGGTGAAGACCTATCTCGACGGCACCGGAAAGGCGCTGAACGACGCCCAGAAAGAGATCCCGAAGAAGATCGACGCGGCGCGCAAGCACGCCCGCGATACCCTCGACGCCTGGGCCGACGAGGTTCGCAAGCCCCTCACGGAGTGGGAGCAGGCCGAGGAGCAGCGCGTCGCCGCCCACAAGGCCGCCATCGCCCGCATCGAACAGCTCGGCGCCAAGAGCCAGCTCCAGATTTCCGCGGCCGATATGCGCGCCGCCCTGGACGAGCTGAATTCCATCGTCATCGGCCCCGACTGCGAGGAATACGAGGCCGCCTATGGCCGGGCCAAGGAGATCGCAGTCTTCCAGCTCGGCGCCGGCATCGAGGCGCGCGAGCGCTACGAGGCCGAGCAGGCCGAACTCGCCGAGCTGCGCCGCCAGAAGGAAGAGCGGGACAAGAAGGACCGCGAAGAGCGGATCGCTCGCGAGGCTGCGGAGAAGGCCAAGCGCGACGCCGAGGAGAAAGCCGCTGCCGATGCCCGGCGCGCAGAGGAAGCCGCCCGGCGCGAGCGGGAGGCGGCAGAGGCGCGCGAACTGGAGCTGAAACGACAGGCGGAAGCCGCCGAGCAGCGCGCCCGCGAGACCGAGGCGCGCGTGAAGCGCGAGGCTGAGCAGGCCAAGGCCGCCGAAGCTGCCGCGGCGGCGAAGCGCGAGGCGAACAAGCGGCACCGGGACAAGGTCCACCGCGACGCGGCCCGCGCCATCGAAGGCATCGGCATTCCCTCCGAGCTGGCGGCGCAGGTGGTGGACCTCATTGCGGCCGGGCAAGTCCCGCACGTCGCGATCACCTACTGAGGGCCCGGCCATGAAGTCCGACCTCGTGGAGATCAACGTGGACCTGTTGGTGCGCGGCGACCGCGCCGTCCAGGTCCGCGACCACAACACCGGGAAGACCGTGTGGCTCCCGCTGTCCCAGATCGAACTCACCCGTGCCGACGAAGACGAACGGGGCTGGGTGGTCGATCTCCCCGAATGGTTGGCCATCGAGAAGGAGCTGGTGTGACATGACGAGCGCATTCCCCATCCACTCCCTCCTTCCGTTCGAGCGCGTGAAGGAGCCGGGCGTCTATGCTCTCGACATCGAGCGCTATCACGGCGACTGCACCGACGGCCCCGGCGTGTCCTCCTCTGGCCTGCGCACCATCGAGCTGCGCAGCCCCGCCCACTATTGGGCCACCAGCTATCTGAACCCGCAGCGGATCGAGCAGGAGCAATCCGACGCCCTCGACTTCGGGCAGGCGGCGCACACCCTCCTCTTGGGCGAAGCCGGCTTCCGCCAGCGGTTCGTGGTACGGCCGGACGAGTACCCGGACTATCGCACCAAGGCTGCGCGGGAATGGCGCGACTTCCAGCGCGAGGCGGGCAAGACCGTCCTGACGCCCGATCAGGTCCAGCACATCAAGGGGATCGCCGCCTCGCTGGCGCGCCACCCGCTCGTGCGCCAGGGCCTCCTACAGGGCGAGGTCGAGCGCTCCATCATCTACCGCGACCCCGTCACGGGCATCTGGCTGAAGATCCGGCCGGACGTTCTCCCGGTCAGCGACGGGGTGGTGGTGGACCTCAAGACGGCCGCCGACGCCGCGCCGCGTGCCATGGAGCGCGCGATCCTTGAACGCGGCTATGACATGGCCGGCGCCCTCACCGGCATGGGCCTGAAGGCCGTGTGCAACATCGACATGACCGCCTTCGTGCTGGTGTGCGTCGAGAAGGTGCCGCCCTACGCGGTGAGCATCGTGGAGGTGGACGCAAGCTGGATCGGCTACGCCCGCCGGCGGGTGCGGCGCGCCATCGACACCTTCGCGCGCTGCATGGAGAGCGGCGAGTGGCCGGCCTTCGAGGGCGAGGCCAAGCTGTTCATTCCCGAGTGGCTGCGTAAGCGCCTCGATGCCGAGACCGACGTGGGCCTCCTCCCGCAGGAGGACGCGGCGTGAACCAAGTTGCCACCGCCGGCCCCTTCGAGGCCTTCAGGGCACAGGTGCTGCCGCCCGAGCGGGCGAGCGGACTGTTCGCCTCCCTGCCCACCCACGTGAAGCCCGAGCGGTTCGAGCGCAATCTCGCTATTGCCCTGCGCCAGCACCCGAACCTCCTGAAATGTGACCCGGAGGCGGTGTTCAACGAGGTGTCGAAGGCGGCGGCGCTGGGCCTGCTGCTGGATCCCCAGCTCGGCGAGGCCTACCTCATCACCGGCTGGAACAACCAGGAACGCCGCCTCGCGCCCCAGCTTCGCGTGGGCTATCGCGGCCTCATCAAGCTCGGCCGCCAGTCCGGCGAGATCGCAGCCTCCTATGCCCATGAGGTGTGCGAGCGCGACGAGTTCGAGTGCGTGCTGGGCGACAACAAGCGCCTGCACCACAAGCCCAACCTCGCCCAGGATCGCGGCGAGGCCTACGCCTACTACGCCGTGGTGAAGCTGGCGGGGGGCGAGACCGACTTCGAGGTGATGTCCCTCCGGGAGGTCCACCGCATCCGCGACCGGTCCGACGGGTGGAAGGCCTTCAAGGAGGGCAAGATCAAGTCCACGCCCTGGGGCACGGACGAAGGCGAGATGGCGAAGAAGACCGTCATCCGCCGGCTCATGAAGCGCATGCCGGCATCCCCCGAACTCGCCGACGCACTGCGCATCGAGGACGAGGCGGACTATCGCGACATCCGCGATGTGACGCCGGAGCGCCCGACGCTCGCGTCCCGTCTGAAAGCGGGCACGCCCGCGCCCGGCTTTTCGCTTGAGCACGTCGAGCGTGAGACGGCTGGCGAGCAGCGGGATGAAGAACAAGGCGGTGAAGAGCAGGTGCTCGACACGCCCACCGAGACCTCGCCGGTGTCGCCCGGCGAGCAGGAGGACAGGCCGGGTGCATCCGCCCCCCAGCCCCAACCCGGCCTGTCCTCCGCACAGTTCACGGCCTACCACCAAGCGCTTGCTCGCGCGGTGAAGTCGGCCAGCCTCAAAGGCCTGCACGAAGCCTTCATGGGCAAGCTCGACGGAGCCCCGCCCGACGACGACACCGCCATCCTCCGAGAGATCTACGCACTGCACGTGCGCCGCTTGAAGGGCGAGATCTCCGCCGAGGACGTCGCCCTCCAGGTCAGGGAGCTCGCAGGAGCATGAGCAAGGTCAACGCGAGCGATGGAACGGGCACGAAGGAAGTGCTTCTCAAGCTTTGCTGCCGCCCCGGCGGCATTCCACAAAGCCGAAGGCCCTTGACCATGCCAAGCCGACTGGACCTTACCCCCGAAGAGAAAGCCGAGCGTCGCCGCCAGAGACAGGCGGCGCATCAGAGAGCGTACGCAGAGCGCAATAGGGCAAACCCGGAATACCTTGAGAGAAGAGCGGCTCATCAGAGAGCTTATCAAGAGCGCAAAAAAGACGACCCCGAATACCTTGCAAGGAGAGCAGAACTAACAAAGAAACATAATAACTCCGATGCAGCCAGAGCGGCGCGCAAGCGATATCTCGAAAAAGAAGGCAACAAAGAGAAAGCTAAACAGGGTCAACTTAGATGGAAACGATCAGAACGCGGAAGAGAGGCGCGCAAAGACCAGAAGCGGCGCTACCTCGAGCGCATTCGTGCCAAGGCCGCTGCGATGCTTCCGCCGATGCCCATCAAGGCACGGCTGTTGACAAACGAGCTGTACGCCGCCGCCGACGCGGCCGTTCCGCGCAACCTTCCCGAGTTCGCCCGAGATGATGTCATTGCAGACATCTGCCTAGCCGTTCTCTCCGGGGAATTCACGATCAACGACATCCCGAAGTCCGCCAAGCCCATCATTTCGAAGGGATGGCAGGCAATAAGCAAGTTCGGCCATATGTCACTCGATTCACCCCGTTTCGAGGATGGGAAGCGCACCCTGCACGACACGATAAGTGTTGGCCTATGGGACGACGGATCAGACGAAGAAGTGGAGGCACAACCGTGACCTCCATCCTCTTCATCGACTGCGAGACCAGCGATCTCCTGAAGCGGGACCGCCCGCTCGACGATCCCTCCCAGCCCTGGGCGGTGAGCATCGCTGCCCGGCTCGTAATCGACGGCATTGAGAGCGACTTCTTCCACCTGCACATCAAGGCGGAGGGGCGCCAGGTGCGCGCTGGCGCCGAGGCCGTGCACGGCATCTCTACTCGGCTTGCGGCCAAACGGGGTCTCTCCGAAGTGGCCGCGCTCGGCGTGCTCTGCGGCCTCGCCGCCCAGGCCGAGATGGTGGTGGGCCACGGGATCGACTTCGACCGCCAAATCATCGAGGGCATGCTGCTGCGTCGGGGCAAGGAGACGAAGCTCTGGACACGGCCCGGCCTGGAGTTCGTGGACACGATGAAGGCGGCCACGCCCTTCTGCCGAATCGAGGCAGACCGGGAAGATGGCTCCTTCAAATGGCCGAGCCTGGATGAAGCCTGCGCAATTCTGCTGGGCGAGGAGCCTCGCGAGGGCACGCACGGCGCCTGGGACGATCTCCAGCGCTGCCGCCGGCTGCACGCATGGCTGCAGGAGCGCGGTGCCTGGGAGTGCGCGGCATGAGCCGACCCATGCGCATCGTGCGCCCAGCCACCGCATTCGCCGCCGCTCCGCCTAAGGGCAAGCGCCGGCCCCGCCGGCTGCACCAGCAGCACCTCAAGTTCATCCGCTCCCTGCCCTGCTGCGTCTGCGGCTCCCGGAAGCAGGTGGAGAGCGCCCACGTCCGCATGGCCTCCGCCTTCCACGGGAAGCGCGAGACCGGCGGCGCCGAGCGCCCGAGCGACGAATGGACCGTGCCGCTCTGCCGGCGCCACCACCAGGATGACCCGCAGGCGCAGCACCGGATCGGCGAGGAGGCGTTTTGGGCGCTCCATAGGATCGACCCGTTCGTGCTGGCGCTCGCACTGTGGTGCGCGACCGGGGACGAGGATCGTGCCGAGGCGATCATCACCGAGACCAGGGCGAGGGCAGCTCGATGACCTCGGCCTATCCCCTGTCTTGGCCCGAAGGCTTCCCCCGGGCGAGAACCCGCGAGAAAGGCCAGTTCCGAACGACGCTCGCCGGCGCGCTGGAGAATGTGCGCTCCTCGCTCCTGGCCTTCGGGCGCGACAGCGGGAGCCCGGTCGCGGGAATCGTCCTGTCGTCCAACGTGTCGCTGGGGGAAAACCGGCCGGCGGACCCGGGAGTGGCGGTGTGGTTCTCCTGGGACGGTGAGCAGCGCTGCATCCCGGTGGATCGCTACGACACGCCGGCGGCGAACCTCCAGGCGATCCACCATGTGCTCGAGGCGCGGCGCACCGAGCTGCGGCACGGCACGCTCTCGCTGGTGCGCGCGACGTTCAAGGGCTTCATCCCCGCATTGCCGGCGCCGGGCCGGCGGCCGTGGCGCGAAGTGCTCGGACTTGGCGCCCACCCAGAACCAGCGGCGATTGAGACCGCCTACCGCGAGCTTGCGAGGACAAAACACCCCGATGCCGGCGGCTCCCACGAGGCCATGGCCGAGTTGAATGCCGCTCGCACGGCCGCGCTGAAGGAGATCGGACATGGGTGAGATTGCTGAAATGATGCTGGACGGAACGCTGTGTGCGTCCTGTGGAGGCTACATCGACGATGATGGCGCTGATGGCATTCCCCGCTATTGTTCGCCCCAGTGCCGGCGCGACAGCGGCATAGACGAGCCGCGCACGAACCGCGCGAAGTGCCCGATCTGCGCCAAGCAGTTCCCTTCCCGGAAGGCCCGCCGCCAGCACCAAAAGGACAAGCACGAACGGCCAGCCCAGGTCCAACAGCCCTTCTCTGATCGCGAGAACAAACCATGATCAACCAGCTTCCCGACCGCCCTTGGCGCCTCGTCGAGCACGCGGAGAGCTTTGAGATCCAAGACGCCGACGATTTCCATGTCGCCTTCATCTATTTCGACGTCACGGGCGACCAGGTGTCCCGCAAGGTGCGCCGCCGCATCACGAAGGATCAGGCGCGTGCGGTGGCTGAGCATCTCCTGGCGATAGGAGCGCGAGATTAATGTCCGGCCGCCCCGCCCTTTTCACCCAGGCCGACCTTGCCCGCGTCTTCGCCGCAGCAAAGCGCGTCGGGATGGCTGTGCGCGTGGATTTGGTGCGCGGTATCGCTGAAGTTGTCCCGGCGGGGGATCTGCCGACGCCGAATCGCCCGGTTGAGCCGAGACGCATACGGGTGCTGTAATGGACGGCATGCCGCGCCCCCGCCCGCCACATCTCGTTCAGCAGGTCACCCGCCACGGTGCCGTGGTGTGGTACGTGCGCAAGGGCAAGGGACCCCGCACGCGGCTCAAGTCCGCCTACGGTTCGGACGAATTCTGGCGCGAGTATCGCGCTGCCATTGAGGGTGCTCCCGCTCCGGCCGAGCGCAAGGTCACCCGCATGACCCTCGAATGGGCGCTGGACCGATACCGGGCAAGCTCGGCTTGGGCGGCGCTGTCTCCTGCGACTCGGCTCCAGCGCGAAGCGGTCTACCGCGCCGTGATCGCGACGTCCGGCACGGAGCTGGTTTCCGAATTTGCGCCCGCCGACATCGTCGCCGGTCGAGAGCGTCGCAAGGACACGCCGCACGCCGCCAACACCTTCCTTAAGGCCATGCGGGTGTTCTTCGGCTGGGCCGCAGGTGACGGCGGCCTGATCGACCAGGATCCCACGAAAGGCGTCTCGCGCCTCAAACTCGGTCGGGACCAGGAGGGCTTCCACACCTGGACCGAAGAGGAGCTCGCCCGCTTCGAGGAAAGGTGGCCGCTCGGAACGCGAGAGCGGCTGGCCTTCGATGTGCTGCTTTATACCGGGCTCCGGCGCGGCGATGCCGTGAAGCTGGGCAAGCAGCATATCCGGGACGGCATGTTCGTCATCCGGATGGAGAAGACGCGGGACGAGGTCTTCATCCCCATCCTGCCCCAGCTTGCCGTCTCCATGGCGGCGGGCCCCACCGGCGACCTTGCAATTCTCGCGACGCTGTCCGGCCAGCCCTGGGTCAAGGAGAGCTTCGGCAACTGGTTCAGGGAAGCTTGCCGGGAAGCGAAGTGCCCGGGTGCTGCTCACGGTCTGCGGAAGGCTGGAGCCGTGCGGGCCGCCGAGGCAGGAGCATCCAACCAGGAGATGATGGCGCTCTTCGGTTGGACGTCGGGCAGGATGGCCGATCACTACACGAAGAAGGCGAACCAGAAGCGCTTGGCGAAGGCCGCGGCGGAACGCTTGTCGAACGTCACACGCCCTCACCTCGTTTCAGGTGAGGGGCAAAAGACGAAAAATCGTTAG